TATCTATTTAAAATCGCTCCTGATCGTAATTACTGACATAATTTATTTATATATTTCCTTTAGTTTTAAATCTTCATCATATAAGCCGCACTCTCTAATAACTTTAATGGCGTATTGCTTATCTCTTTTAACATGCTCTATTTCTTCTTTTATCTCTTCAATGATTTTTTTATGAATCTTTTCTGTAATTGCTATTATTCTCTTCCTTAATTTATAAAATTCTCTTCTGTTTTATTTATAAATAAATATCAAGCAACTTGACTAATTTTAACTTAAAAATAGATTCATAATAGATTCTTCATATTCTTTTGAAATGTTTTCATATATTTTATTAATTTTTTTTAATACATTAGAAATATGTACAGATGAAAGTGTTGTAGAGAGTGTGTACTCTCGAATTAAAACATATAATGCTTTTCTATGTAATGTTGATATATTCTCATATCTTTTCATAATCTCAACTATTGCAGTACAAATGTCTCTATCAAGTTTTTTTCTAAAAAGCTCTTCAATATGATCTTCTAAGTGATCAATAAGCAAGTTAATAATATTCTTATAGCGATCTGCAATATCAAGAGATACTTCTTTCTTGTTGAAGCCAGCCGATATCTTCTCATTAATAATGTTAGTCTCTACTGAGGAATATGCAGAAATATATTTATGAGTTTTCATATATTTATAGCTCTTATTATTTGCCATTATTAAATAGTTTTTTGCCACAACACTGAAGTATGAAAATGCTTTAGTATTTAGTTCGGGATTATATCTATCTATTTTGGTTACGAGATGCGCGATTGTTTCTTGTTCTATATCTCTCAATGAGTCGAAGTAGTAAAACTTGTAACGATGAATTAAACTCTCAACTATTTTCTTAAAAGGTCAATATATTTGTTTTTCAAATAGCTTACTTCTTCGAGAGGATTGATTCACAAAATCAAGCGAATTATATAATACGATAGCGTCTTCAGTTTCTTGAGTAAAATATATTTTCTTTGTCTTAGGTTCTCTCATTATTTTGTTCATTATTCTTTCGCACGACACTAGGATCAACCGTATCAAGCTTACCTGAGACAACTAAGTTTCTCAGATCGAATAGTATTTCCTTTATATTATCCCACAAAATACCAACTTCATCATCTTCGGCAAACATACCTCTATGATCTAGTTCATTTAAATTCTTTAATGTTTCAAGTAGTTTATGGTGAATCATATAGAAGTATGATTCGTATTTAAGTAATTTATTATATAAGTTTATTACAATAAACGCTGCTACACCTGTTATTAAAATTAATATGATTCACAGTATCATAATAATTAATTTCTCTTTAAGAAGTCCAACTTCTCTATAGTAGAAGAAATATGATCTGCATGGTGAATAATAAGAGGAAGTCCTGAATCTGTTTGACTAAAATATGGCTTATTTGAATCTATATATGGCCCATCAGATATCAGTATTGATATGTATTCTACCTCTGTTAATTGAATACCAAAATGCTGTAGTGTTATTAGTGCACTAATTGGTGGAGCGACATATCTCTTACGATCAGGATTTATATTATATAGTATTCCCTTACCTATGTGCCAACTTGATGTTTGTCTAACATAATATGGTTCATCTATGGTACCGAGTTTCCCCCAGTCGTGAAATATCGCCACTAATACTAACTCTTCTTCTGTAATGTCATCTGCAGATAGCTCGCTTTCCCAAATTGCCAAAAGTTGCATTGCTATTCTTACAACATGTAAGGTATGATGTAACCATCCGCCTGTAAAGGCATTATGATAGTCTTCTCTGGATGAAGCTGGAGCTTCAATTATTCTTTCTTTGAAATGGTTAATTATACTAAGAACCTTTTCCTGTCTCTCACCTTCAAAATGATCTGTGACTAGCTTTACAAGAGTTCTAAAGTTCTCATAAATTTCTTCTGCTGTTAATACGTCAATTTTCGATTTCATGCTTTTTATACACTCTCTTTTTTGTTTTTTAGTTAAATGATTCTTCCGTTGAATTTATATCCAGCGTACTATCATATTTTACTATTAGATTAATAACCTCTTCTACTTTTTCTCAATCTTCTTCTAAATATGCTGTTCTAAGTATATCTAATATTTCTTGATAATCAATTTCATTCATAATACTTTTTTAAATTATAGCTCCTATATATATTTTCTACGCTGTTTCTTGAGCTGCGTAAATTCTTTATTCAAATTTTTAATTGCAGTTTTATTCTTTTTACTATCTTGTGTTTCTAGTTTTATCATTTTTTTTCGTACGACATCTATTTGTTGTGAAACTTCTCTGAATTTTATTTCTTTTTCATTCTTAGTTATTTTCTTAGTAGATGTAGTCTTTTCTTTTATAATTGTAGGCTTTTTAGTACCGAAAAGCTCTTCTTGCTCAACTCCACGATGAAACACTTTTCCATCGCTTGTTACAAATTCTTTCATAAATACCCATCCTCGTGGGTATCTAACATTGCTAGCTTTTTTCTGAGTCGTCGCTGCTCCTTGAGGAACTCCAAACAATTTAAGATTTTGTATTATAGTACAGTTAGGACATAGCACTTCCTCAGTGTTTCCATCAACAGAAACGAGATCTTTACAAACTTTACATTCAATTTCTTTAATTGCACTTCGCGGAGCTATAATTTTTTCTTTTTTTATATATGACATAATTTATCCTCTATATTTTTCTAGAACTTCTGCTGAACAATCTACACATTTTATAATATGTTCGTGACTATGAACTTTGTCTCCATGTTTTTTTAATTCATAAATTGAATTTGAATCTAACCATCCGCAATATATAGTCCAATCGTCTCCGAACCCTTTTATAGCTATCCATAATAATGATTTTCCTATATTATAGTTTGTCATATAAATACCATCAGGACTGTTAGGCTCAATTCCTACAGCGAATACTTGTCCTGTGTCAATCTCTTTAAATATTTCCTCTGTTATTTTCATAATTTATCCTCTACTATTTATATCTCTTACATATATAATATAAGAAGAATAGAAAAAAAAGTAAATTAAAAAAAAAAAAAGGATTACAATGAAAAAAGCAATACTAAATTATCCAGTACTTGACAAGGGTTATATTAAACTACTTGACTATATTAATAGTTATAAATCAATCGAATCTTTATCAAATTTAATAACAGAAACATATGGAAAGCAACGTCTAATAGCTATATTTGGAGGTGATGAGGGAGCATTCTCAAAATTAACAAAAGAAGATATGATTACTTTCGCAAGTACATATGCTTTAACAGCTCCATTTAAAAATATAATATTTAGAGTTAAAATGAAGATGCCTCTTTTTATAGCTATACAATGATTCCGAAAAACCAGTAACTATACAAAAATAAGATTACAACAAAATCACGAGGATTTAGAATTTTATCTACCGTTATTGTATGAAGGTAGTGAAGATATATCGAAGAGTGAGCAAGCTGTGCTTAATACAGACTTGGAACTACACTATATTAAAGCACTAAACCTATATAATAAGCTAATTGAAGATGGAATAACTCATCGTCAAGCTGAAATGGTATTACCTCAATCTTTATATGTGGAGTTTTACGATACAATTACGCTAGAAGATTTTATTGGTTGATATAGAAAGCTTGGAATTCTTAAAGAACTGTATTGTCATGAGCTAATGTGCTATGTTGCAGCATTAGATAGAATAGTTGAAGAAACTCTACCTCTTAAAATAATGAAGCAATTAAAAAAGGGAATATCAAACTAGCATTTAATCATATCTAGTGCTAAGTTTTCCATTTTATTAATTGTAATATTAAAAATATCATATTTCATTTTTCCTACTTCTCCTGACGTACGAATAATTTGCTGTAATCTATGTATAAAGTTAAGTTTATCATTTGTAATTTCAGCAAATGAAAACTCAATAATTATATCATAATTCTCATATGCAAGCTTTTTATCCTGATTATAGAATATTCTATCCTTAAGATTAAAGCTTGTATTTTTTTGTTCTTTTGTTATGTAATTTATTGGGTCAATGTCAATATATATATCATCACTTCATGGCTCAAGACAACCGAGTGTTGATTCATTACAATCATTAACTATAAATGCCACATTATATCTCTTTATTATTTCTACAGGATACGTTTCGGCTTCTAGTACATCAAAGCTCCATTTTCTTACAAAATCTAATACAGAATTACGGTTCATTTGCTGACTTATGTCTTTAAATTCATTAGAGAATCTCGATGTTTTTGATACAAAATGATAAGAAATTGCAGTATTAATATTAATTATTTTATAGCCAGAAAGTCTACATCTTAATATAAAATCAGTGTCTTCGCAAAAAGCAGGATTAAATGTTTTGCCGTCAAATCCGCCTATATCTAATATATCAGATTTGTATACAGCAAGAAAAGAGAATGTACCATCTTCAATTTGTGCTGGAACTAATTGAATTTCTTTTACTTTTTCATTAAATTTTTGAAAATCAAAAGAATTAAAATCTCTGCCATAATCATATATTACTTTACCAGGTCTATTGTGATCTTCAAATATTGGAGGTTCAATTGTTAGATATCCAAGTAGCATTTTTCTCTTTAAGTGCTTTTCAATATTTTCTAAAAAGTTAGCACCCAGTATCATATCATTATGTACTAATACAACTTTATCATTTGTTGCATTTTTAATTGTATTATTCCAATTTTCACTGAAAGATGTATTATCTTTAGTAAATCAGGTACCAATAAAATTACTGCCATCTATATTTCTTAATTCTTCAAACCAAGTAGCATAGTCGTTTTCCGAACCTGTTCACTTATCACTTGATATTGAAATTTCCACATCTGGATATAGTTTTCTAATATTAAAGTAGGCGTTTTTAGTCAACTCAAGTTGATTATGTACTGCCATGCAGATTGTAATTTTATGTTTCATTTATTTCTTCCTTTTTTAGCTCTTCATACATCATTTTTAATGATTTATCAAACCCAATTAAATCAATATTTAGTTCTTTTAATTTATCTCCATTTCCATGATAATCTGGAGTATTTGATGACGTATTGTCTATTATAATTCTTGATTTTTTTCCATCTTCTAAATGATTAATTTGATCAGCTATTATTGCTAAAGTTCTATATTGTTTAGGGTATACTAAATTATAGTCACAACACTCATATAGAGCTTTATAACTGCTTCGCTTCAAAATAAAATAATTAATTACTTTATATATATCTATTACACTCATAAAGCTAATTAATTGGTCTTTAAATATTACTATATCTCGTCCATTTATATAATTTAATAAATTTGCTTTAATGAATCGATCATTAGCTTCAAGTGTACCAAACGTGCTGAATATTCTTAACGTAATTATATTTGAATACTGACATCGTCGAATCATTTTACTAATTAGATATTTTGAAAACGAATACGCATCTGTTGGAGGATAGCATAGACAATCTTCTCTTATATTAAATATAGCTCTAGATTTATCAAACTCAGCACCGCTTCCTAAATTAATTAGAAGTCCAAAATGATCATGTTGTTGTGTCATTAGGTTTTCAAACATTAGCAAATTATTCAACGCTACTTGAGGTTCTTTATTAAAATTATATCTTCTTCCACCTTGAACAGCTGCATGAATAACTACATCAAAATATTCATGAGAGCTAAAATAATCTCATACAGATTCTAAATTAAGTAGATCTAACTCTTCTTTACCTGGAGCATATACAAAATGTCCTTCTTTCTTCAATAATGGTGCTATAGAACGTGCTATGAATCCATCACCGCCAGTAATTAGTATTTTCTTCATTCTCTATTCTTCTTCTTGATATTCTATAATCATATTATCTTCTAATATTTTTTTACTTAGACATGGAAACATATTTTCTAATGGTTGCGCAACAATTTTACCACTCTTCAATGTTTTTGCAAATGAAATAGGTGTTATATTTTGATTCTCTATTGCTATGATTTCACAGATTACAGGGCCGTTATAGTCTCTAATTGCATTAAGTTGCTTCTGAATATTATCTACTTTAGAAATTTTAAAATATTTGATTCCATAAGCTGCAGCAATTTTCTTTAATGATGGAAAAGAAATTCCACTCTCTTCATTAACACCAGAGTATCGTTTAAAAAAGTTTTCATTTGTATTATGAATAGTACCATACCCACCATTGTTAATTACCATTAGTTTAATTGGAAAGCTATAATGCTTTATTGTTTGTAGTTCTTGAATATTTAATTGAAAGGAGCCGTCACCATCAATAGCAAATACAATATTATCACTTGCAACAGCAACTCCAATTGAAGCTGGTATTGCAAAACCCATATCTGCTTGAGCACCAGAAGTAATATACCTATTATTTTTATGTAGCTTTAATCCTTGTGATGTTGCATAGTATTCTGACCCTGTGCTACTGACAACAGATTCATTTACTTGTAGATTTTTTGATAATTCATTTATAAATGTGTATATATCTATTCGAGATTTAGTACTAATATTTGATTGCCATATAGTCCACATATTTTTCCATTCTTTACACTGCTCTGTTCATCCGTTTCCTGTAGGGATGTTATATTTTCAAGAATATTTCTCAAAGTCATTAAAGAAATCTCTTAAATCACATTCAATAAATTTATCAATTCTTATAGTATTTTTTGAATGTTCAACTTTATCAATATCGACAACAATAATTTTTGCTTCTCTTGCAAACCTACTCCCATCAAACCCTATCATCGGAAGCGCTAATCTATTTCCTAATACTATTACTAAATCAGAATTTTGCACAGCAAAGTTAGCAGCTCTATTACCCTTAACTCCAAGTCTTCCTAAGTAATGAGAATCATTACAACTCATTAAATCTAACCCTAAATAAGAAGTTACTGCAGGTATATTTAATTTATCAATAAAATTATTTAATTGCTTTTGAGTATCAGATAATCTCACTCCGTTTCCGAACAATACTATAGGTCGCTTAGCATTACCAATCTCTTCTATAACATATTTTATTTCTTCTGGAATATGATCTGTTTCACTGGAATGTAAATGTTGTGGAGCAGGATTTAAAAAGCGACGCAATTCTTTAGTGTCTATAATTGATTTTTGTATATCCAGAGGTATATCTAGTCATACAGGACCTGGTCGGCCATCATTCATCATATCTATTGCATAGTCCAATTCATAAGCAATATTCTCAGCTTTCGTTACTGTACACGCATATTTAGTAATTGGCTTTACTAACGATATAATATCTGCTTCTTGTACTCCAACTTGTCTCAAAGCCAAATTATCTTGAGCTGCAATAATGTCTTTTGTGTTTACTTGTCCTGAAATAAATAAACATCTTGCACTATCTTGTCATGCATCTAACAATCCGGTCATTGCATTTGTTCCACCACATCCAGTTGTAATACAGGCAACACCAATTTTATTAGTATATTTAGCATAACCTACAGCTGCCATTGCACATGCTTGTTCATGATGATTATATATTACGTTTAATTCAGGTTCATAGTGGAAAGCATCATTTAAATACATTGATCCTCCTCCAACTAATGAAAATATTGTATTTGAGCACTTTTCTTTTACATATGTTGCTATGTATTTAGCTACTGTAGTTTTCATTTTTTATAATTTCCTTATATATTGCACTATAGATTCTATCTAAATAGTCCACATAACGTAATGCGCTTTCATAATTCTCATTTATAGCGTCTAAACGATTTTCATAATAATTTTTATCTAACACAAGATTTGCCATATAAATAGCATAATCAATATTCTTAATTGGAATTATTCCTCTAATATTAAAAAATTGCTCAATGTTTGAGCAACCTCAATATATCGGAATTGATTTAAGTAAAAAACAATCTAAAATCTTTTCTGTAAAATAACCTTCATGAGAAGTATTTTCTATTGCTATATTGAATTGTGAATTAGCAAATACTTTCTCTTTTCCAATTCTAGCTTTTTCAATATCTTGTCTGTCTCCGTATACATCAAAAAATCGAGTTGGTATCATCTTAATTTCATTTTCGCGTGCTGATAATTCATGTCGTAGTGAGTGACCGTATGTTTTTAATAAACGACCTCTAAGATGTGCTACTTCAAATTTCTTTTCTCTATCTACAGTATATTGATCTTCTTTGAATCATGTTCCTCCAAATGGAAGAAATTGAGCATGTGGACAATTATTTAGAACCTTATCATCTCATGTAAGAATTAAATTAAATATTGATTGATTGCTAATAGCTCAATCATGTCATCCAAAATATTCATTTGGCTCTTGTAATACTAAAACATTAATAGCTGATAACTGCCCTGCATTTTGTGGTATGTAGTCAATAAAAATAGAAAGATCCATATCACGAAACTCTTTCATCTTTTCTTCTACCTCTTCAAGAGGAAACATATTAACAAATAATTTCATTTTCTCAATACCCTATCATTTCATCAATCATTTGCTCAAATGTATATTTTGGCTTTCAGTTCGTATCATTTAATAATTTAGTACTATCACCTTTTAGTCAGTTTAATTCTAGCGGTCTCATATATTTGACATCTGTTTCTACATATTTTTCTCAGTCTAAACCTAGCTTTTCAAATACGTATTGAACTAAAAAGATAACGTGTGTGCCAATACCGGTTGCACAAACGTAGTCATCAGGATAATTTTGTTGTAAGATCTCTCACATTGCTACTACATAATCCTTGGCACTGCCTCAGTCACGTCCAGAATATAGATTTCCTAATACTAATTTTTTTGATAAACCCTTCTTAATCATTACAGCTTCTTTACATACTTTATTAGTGACAAAATTTGAACCTCTTCTAGGTGATTCATGATTAAATAATATTCCACAACTGATATACATATTATATGATGCTCTATATGTTTGACATAATTTATGCGCAAATAGTTTAGCACAACCATACGGACTCACAGGATGCATTGGCGTTGTTTCTCTTTGATATCCGTCTTCATCAATACTATTGCCAAACATTTCTGAAGAAGATGCTTGATATATTCTAGCTTCTGGACATATTAATTTAACTGCTTCAAGCAAATTAATTATTCCCATTACAATAGTATTAGTTGTATATATTGGTTGATTAAATGATATCTGTACATGCGATTGAGCTGCTAAGTTATATACCTCATCTGGCTTACACATAGATAAAACTCGTATTAGCGACGCCATATCTGTCATATCAGCATACTCTAAATGTAGTTGTGATCTAATATGATTAATTCTACTAGATTGGTTTTCAGCTACTGAATTTCTTTTAAGAGTACCTCACACTTCGTAATCTTTTTCAAGTAATAGCTCTGCTAAATAGCTTCCATCCTGACCTGATATACCTGTGATTAGTGCTACTTTCATCTCTTTTGGAAATTTTGGTGCTGATTTACGAAGCTTTTCTAATATTTCTCTATCAATTTCATCACGTATAATTTCCGGAAACCTTCGTGCAGCATCAGCCAAGTCAAATTTTAAACCATCTTCTGTAGTAATCATTACCTTGCTAATTTTATCGTGTTTTTCCATTTTATACTTCATCATCTGTTAATAGTCTAAAGCTATCTGTATGATAACCTACGTGTACTTTCCCCGTGTGTATCTGAATTAAAATACAATGACCTGGCATTTGATTCATTTCACCCATAAAAACAAATGTGTGATCTCTAAAACTTTCATAACATGATTCTTCCATAAACTCTTCTCTTAATCTAATTAAATCTCCGTATTTCATAGCTATTTCCTTATTCATTATTTTTTACCAACTACCTAATTCTAAAGACTCTTGCTGCTCTATTAAATAATCATATACAAGACGTATACCAGCGCTTAGTGGAGTAAAATCAAATGATATACATTTATCTTCAAAAATATTCTTCATTTTAGTATTTGATACATCTTTTCTATACTGACCGTCAAGTTTTGTAGGGTTATGTACAATTTTTAAATCTTCTCTTAAACAACTTTGCAGTGTTGTTTCAGCAATGTGATTAATGTTTAAATTTTCATCTGGACAAACATTAAAACTTTCTGTAATATTACGATTAATCATAATCCATAATATTTTTGCTACATCTCCGGCATATATGTGTTGTCTTAAAGGTTCTCCAGTACCAAATAACTCTATTGATGTTGTAGTTTCTACTAATGTTGTAATTCTTTTTATAAAAGATGATAAAAAGTGTCCATTATATTGATCATATTTATCATATTTTCCATATATATTACATGGTATAATATAACATCAATTTTTATTATACTCTTTGTTATATGATTCAATATGAGTAATTAATCCTCTCTTTGACATTGCATATGCAAAATGATCTCAAGTAGGAGGTCCATTAAATATATCCTCTTCTGTCATTGGATACTTATCAACTTTATCTGGATATGAGCATGTACTACCCATTGCTATTAATTTAGCATTATATTCATGACACATCTTAACAACGTTTATATTAATACATGTGTTCTCTTCATAAAACTCCACAGGTTCTAGTGAGTTTGTAATAATTCCGCCTACTTTAGCTGCTAAATGTATTACTATATCAGGTTTAAATATTTTGAAGCAAGCTCGTGTTTGTGTTGTACTTTGTAAATCACAATCAACACTTGATAAGTATTTTACTTTATTAAAAACATCATAACCTCAACGCTCTGCTTCATCTTTCATATATTGACCAACCATTCCAGATCCACCAGTGATTAATATTCTTTTACGTTTTCTTTCTTTCATTTTTTTTATAATCCTTCTTTTATTGCATAAGCTTTTCACTCATTAAGTTTTTGTTGTAATGTTGATTCAAATACTTCTCTTTGATCAGGAATATTCTTTCTACAAATTAATTCTCGATACGGCATTGTTAGTGTATTATTATGTACGTTCTCTCCATCAAATAAATATCGTTGTGAAATTATTTGATTTTCTATAACATATTGTTTAAGCGGAAATCCTTTACGTATTAGATCATTACCAAGTATTATACAATATAAGTCTCAAGAGCCATATCCGTGTCAATCATCAGGTACAGGAAATAATTGTTCTGCAAAGCCTTTACTGTAATAATCCATTCATCCAGCAAACTTAATTGTTGGCAAAAGTATAAGTCTTCCTCAATTTTGATTCTGTGATATATCATTATTAATATCATATATATTAATATTTTGATATTGCATATTTTTAAAATTCATATCTTTATATCTACTATTAAGTAGTACGTCTCATGTGTTGTCTCATAGTTTAGGAGTCTGTGCTGCAACAACGAAATATTTTTCTTTAATCATTTTGGCAGCTTGAAAATATAAAGGAATTAGTGTTTCACTGAAATATATATCTGGGCAATATTGAATATAACCATCAACGTTATCTTCTTTTATTGACTCTCTTTGAGAGTCAAGATGTCCGTAAAGAGCATCTCCTAAAAATACTTTTAGCTGATAGCTTATTTTTGAAGTATTTCCAATAATATGTGACAATCTTTGAAACTTGTCTTTTAAAAGATCTATAGAAATTTCAGATTTATACCAATCAACTATATAACTTGATAAATTTAATGTAAGTGCTACAATTAGCTTATCACCATCTTGTAGCATATAGCTTGATTTTTTTATTGTATTAACATTAAGTATTGCTAAATCTAAATCTCAAGGCATGTAGTGACATATTGCTTTAATTACCATTTTTAAACGCCTTCAATACTCTTTTAATATGCTGAAAAGTGTTGCTGTCATATTGAGGACTTGCACCAACAAAAAATACCCTATCTAGCACTTCATTTGCTATTGGATAATCATTATAATTTCCTAGATGTTTAAATCCTGGATGTATTAATATGTTTCCAGCAAAATAATTTCTCGTTTGAATGTCATTATTTTCTAAATGTTGAACTAACTTAGTTTTTATTTCATTATTATCACATATAACAGGAGTACCAAACCAACTTATGTACGCTTCTCTGTTCTCTTCAGGTATTCTCACTCCATAAATATTATCAGTAAATAATCTTCCTATTATAAATTTCGCAATTCTTCTCTTTATAAAAAAATCATCAACCTTTTTGAGTTGCTCAATACCTATCGCTCCTTGCAAATTGAGCGGCTTAAGATTATATCCAATATTAGAAAACACATAACGATGGTCAACTATTTTATCGTATCCATCTAGTCATTTTGAAAACCTTTTACCACACGAACCGTCTTTACCTAAATTTTCTTCACCAATGCATGTACAAGCTCTACCTCAATTAATTAGACTTCTTGCTATTTTAATTAGTTCTTGATTGTTTGTTGTTATTGCTCCACCTTCTCCTGTTGTAATATGATGAGCTGGATAAAATGAATATGAACTAGCAATTGCATAATCTGATAAATATTTATCGTCTCATCTACTACCTAACGAATCGCAGTTGTCTAATATAATATGTAGATTATATTCTGTTGCTATTTTTGTTATTTCATCCATGTTTGGAGGATTACCGAGAACTGGTGATATAACTATTGCTTTTGTATTTTTGTTTATCTTTTTTTCAATAAGTGATATGTCAAAATTAAGAGTGTCCATTTCAATATCAATAAAAACTGGCTTAAGATTATTTTGAATTATTGGAGCTAATGTAGTTGGAAATCCCACAACTGATAGAATTATTTCGCTATTATTATCTCATTTAAAAAGTATTTTTAATGCGTTAATTAATACCAGATTTGCTGAGCTTCCAGAATTTAACATAATTGAGTATTTCTGATTATACTTTTTAGCTAACATATGCTCAAATTGATTTACTGCAGCTCCAGCAGAAAGTCATTTACTAGTCAGAATACTTTCAATCATTGCAACTGTTTCTTCTTCTCCAAATACAGGGCCTGAGTAGTATACCTTCTTTGGGTCTTTGTCGTTATGGCAAAAATTATTAATTCCATATATTTCTTTAAAGTTACTTACAAATTGTTCTATTGCTTCTTTTCTCTTCACTTATCTCTACCTTGTAAACGTTATACGCCCTTTCATTATTTGATTATAAAACTTGTTTTGATCTTCTTGCTTCTTTATATCTTTTCTATGATATAGACAATATTCCGGTTGTCCTGGAAGTAGTGCAAACTGCTCGTGACCTATTATTCGTTCATGTACTGGATTTACCCAAAATATTCTTTCATTATCTCTTTTATATATTCTACTCTGATGATCTGGAAAATTTATCCACCCGTACTCATTTACTTTCCATCCCCACTTCTTAATATGATCATCTGTAATATTACTAACAGTATTTATGCGAGGTATATAATATAACTCTACAGTGGGGTTTTCATTAATTATTCCTTTAATACTATTAAGTAAAGCACAATTAGGAGTTTCATCAGCGTCTATTTGAAAGATGAAGTCTTTCGTGCAACATTGATTTAGAAAATTTTTGTGTGCTGCAAAATCATTATTTAACTTGTGTGAAAATCCTTGTACCATTCCCTTGCCAAACTGATATTGATAATTTCTACAAACTTCTATAACTTCTTGTGTTGTATTTTCTTCATCATGAAGAATAACTATCTCATCATTTATATCAATTTTTTCTAATAGCTTATCAAGTAATTCAGCTAATTGTTCAGCTTCGTTACAAACGGTAATCGCGTAGCTAATACTTATCATAAACTCCTCCTAAGCTTTTTTATTAAAATATACTCATTGGTCCGTCAAAGTTGATGCCATCAATATGAGTTGGCTCATCTGAAGTTGATGAAAATGTATAAGTTGAATCACTTCCATCACAAGATATTGACGTTATTTGATCTAGATAATCTGGATTCCACAAGGATTCTCTCCAGAATGGGATACCAGGCTTATCTCAAAAATTAGGAAATGTATAGCTATAATGATAATGTATATGCGTTTCTGTATTTTTAAGATTTTTTGTCTTAATCAATTCTACAGCAGCTTCCAAAGCGATTCTAAATGCATTATAATCATCAGCTTCAATTTCTACTTTCATTTTATTTATCTCCATTTCACTGTCGTTGGTAATTCATCAACTGCAGCACCTTCGCCTTCGTCTTCGTCTTCTAGCGGATCTATATGAACTTCTTTCATTGACTCATTATTAATTATAGACATTACAATACCTAATAAGCTTTTTATTTCTTCAATTTTACATGCTTCAATTTCAATTTCATGAAATATTTCGTTAACTTCATAATTAAATTTTACTCTCATCTTCTTTTCTTCCTTCTTTTTAATTTAAATTTTGTATAAACTCTATTAATTCTTTTTTTATAGATTCAACAAGTAGAGTATCTCGTACTACAGAATCTGATATTTCAATGACTTTACTTATCTCATCGCCAATCTGCACGTTGCCTGCTCTTCAGCCACACTCTTCTCTTGTTCTATAAGCATCACTTACTGCTTTGATCTCACATATTAATTTCATTTAATTCTCTTTTTATAACTTTATATACATATCAAATGCAGCATCATTATATGGTTGATACAACTCTTTAAATTTTCATTTACTTATGAAGTATATGTATCCGCTTTCATCAATTATTTTTCAATCGCCTGGCAAGCCTACAAACTTCTCACCGTTTTTATCAATAATCTCTTCCATTTCATCAAGCTGTGTTGCTTTAACAAATCTTTTCTTGGTTAAAAAGATCCCCATTTTTTCTATTGTATTAATCATAATATAAGCTTTCCTTTAAAAATAGTAATTTATTTCTTAATCTTTTTTGAAGTTCTTAGATCCATATCTTTAAACCTATAATCAATAATATTAACATTAGATATTCCGCGAGTATTATATGTACGATATGCGTTTTCATCTATTCTTCTCATATAAGGCTTTATTTTTTGTTTGTAAAATCTTTCTGGGTTTCCAATATCTGCCTTTGTTCCTAATCGTAAGAATTTAACTTTTTTTGCTATTTTTTGTCCAACACTAAGTTTAACCATTTTAGCTAATTGCATTAATTCTGCTTCAGTTAGCACACGTAATGCAATCGCATGACAATGATTCTTTCATCTTGGATTTAAAATAAGTACTAAGGGGCGAGGCTCATGTACATCCTTACCCCTATAATTAAATCTTGCAATCATACCAGGAGTTAGCTTACCAAGTGTAGTTTTTATTTTCTTTTCAATATTTTTTTCATGTTGTCTAGAAAAATCTTTAGTACTGGTTTTCTTCTTCTTTTTTTTCTTTGCAAAATTTGATGACATAGTTTAATTTTACTCTTCTAGTCCAACAGCTCTAAGTGCTTTATAGAAGTCTGTCTTATCAAATTGTTGAGCTTTATCGATATCATATCTATGTTCGTAATAGCCTATAGTTTCTCCGTCCACTTTTATTGGATAGTTTTCTTTTTCTTCTTCCGGAATAAATATAGTTGGTCAATATGTTCAATGTCAATCTTTTTCATCAGGTTCTGGAAATACATAACCATTGTCGGTTTGCACTATTGCAAGAAACCAATAGATTTCTCTTTTTTCATCATAGAATTCTAGATTCTTTACCATAGTAGGAAGTCTATTAATTGCATTTGTGTAATAAATACTGTCGTGTTTAAATTCACTATTGGAAACATAACCGCAATTCTTACATAAATATCCATTCATTTTTGTTCCATCTGATAATTCTGGGAATTCTTCTTCGAAACAGTTCATTGAACTACATCTCGGACATTGAATTCTTTTTACTGTTGAAGGAAACTCTTCCATTTCTTCATAGTTATCAAGCTGTGCTTGAATGTTTGCTGGAGTCACATCTTCATTTTCATATAATTCATCGAGCTGGATATCTTTTGAGCTATCCTCAATATCATCTCGTTTTTCTACAAATTTGAGACCGTCCTCTGCTGATGATTCAAATTCTTTAATTTCTACGTTGAACTTTCTGTCTTTAAATATTTTCTCTAACTGCTCTTTCGTCTGTTGTTTTTGCATTTTCTTTTTTAATTCTCTTTTTTTAATTTTGTAATACTTTATCAACAATTCCATACTTGAGACAAAGTGTTGCGTTTAATAATCTCTCCTCTTTCAATAATTCAGAAATGGCATCTTTCGAAATATCCATAATTTCTGAGTAATAATTTAATACTCTAGCAAATTCTAAATCAGCATTTTCTTTTTCAATTGCAAAATCAGAAGCTTTTCCAATGAACCCACCAAAAGGTTCATGAATTAGCGCAACTGATTTTTTATACATATATCTCTTATGTCCAGCCATACTAATTATTGTTCCACCAGATGCTGCATATCCGTCAATATATGTATGAATATTTATCGAGTTACTTTTAATTATATTTGCGCTACTAAATGCAGCAGAGACTAGTCCACCTGGACAAAAAATATGTAAGTCAATGTGGTCAGTATAATTTTCTAGATTTGTTTGTGTTTTGTTTGTCTTTTCAACATAATTTGTTACCTCACATATAGCTGCATTAAGCTCTAATGAACTTTCATAGTCTAAACGTTCAGCATAAAAAAATATTACATTTGGTTCAACTACTTTAATTATTTTACTATTTAAATCACTAAGACTTCTACTAGTCTTCTCTTCTTCTTTTTTCATTTACTCGACCTTCTTTAATTTTGGTAATGCTAATTGAATTTCTTTTGGAAATACAGGTAGATACTTTTCAAATATTTCAAATAGCTTATCTGCCATAGCATCCAATGTATAATGCTTATTAATTATATCAGCTTGCTTGACAGCTTTCTTTTTGTGTTTTCCATAATTCTTATATACATCTAATAATGCTTCTTTTACTTTCGCATAGTTTGCATAAAATCATTGACTATTTTCAAGTATCATACCTTCTCTAGCTGCAGACTTATGTACATTTCTTAATTCACCACTTATTAATACTGAATAATTAGGATGAAGAAAATCTATATGTCCAGATCAGTTTGTTGCAATAATTGGCTTACCACAAGCGGCAAATTCAGCTAATGGTCTTCCATATCCCTCTCCGTGCGTTAATGATATCATAGCTTTAATTTTTGGATGATTGTATAGTCCATTAATATCCTTGTCTGACATATCACCATGAATAAGATATATATTTGGCATAGTATCATCATGCCTTATTTGCTTTATCTTTTCCATTATATTTTCTCTATCAATAATTGAAAATGTCGCACCACTAGTCTTTAGGACTAATGCTGGCTTTACTTGTTTGTTTTTAAATGTATTGATAAACGTTTCTATTAATCCACCAATATCTTTTCTATCATGAGTAAATGCTCCGTCTAATCAATGCCCTACAAATAAGAATGCAAATGACTCTTCAACTTGATCCATACAATCAGCGACCTCTTTAGAAATCATATCCGTTTTATGAAACATTTCCGTATCTACACCTTCAAATAAAACTTCAATAGACTTTTCAGATTTTAATTGTCCGATGACTTCATTATTACCTTTGTTTCTCTTGCTGTAATTAGACTTTTCAAATACGTCTTTAGCATGCTTAGATGGTACAATATTTAAATTCATTCTATTTATACCTTCTAATCATGAATGATGACATAATGTCGTCTCTATCCCGGCTGTAATACCAATATTAAATTTTCCTATTGGATTAAATTCAGGAGGTATTAGTACTGGAATATATATTTCTGGTTTTCGCGGTAATTTCCCGTCATGTAATAATCTATTTATTAAATCATCGTCTCTTCACTTCATTAAATAGTTTCTTGGGGTGTTTCCTCATGGACAGTCAAATAATCTAATATCTCAATCGGGGTATTTTTTAATTATTGCTCTTGCAATATCTCTTGCATGTGCTCCGTAACCAGAAACTGTGTTAAATGGTCCATGAAGTAAGCAAAATGTTTTGTCTTTCTCTTTTTCTTCTTTTTTCTTAGTAACTGATGTATTCATTATTTTTTTCCTTATCATATATTATTGCTGCAGTTGTTGTAATTATCATTCCTGCAATACTTACTGCATTTGTTAAAGCGCTCTTAACTACTTTCACTGGATCAATAATACCGTGTTCAAATGCGTTGACTATTTTTCCATCATTAGCATTAAATGTTACGTTTGGAGTATCTTCATTAAAAATCTTAATTAATATTTCATTTTCATCGCCACCGTAATTTTGAATTATTGTTTGTAGTGGACTTTGTAATGATTTCTGCAATATTGCTTTAGCGACACTTGTCTCATCACTTCAATTTTTATCTCACTCTCTTCCTAATATTAATGATGTTTTATAAAAGGACATTCCTCCACCTGTAATTATTCCCTCTTCTATAGCACATTTAGTAGCTCTAATTGCATCATCAATTCTCATTTTTTTTTCAATTAATTCAGCATCAGTACTAGCTCCAACTTTTAATACTGCAACGTTTGCTGATAAGTTAGCTAATCTAATATTTAATATTTCTTTGTCTCTAAGTGCAAGTTTATTATCTTCATCTTTAAGCTGATGTTTTAATCCTTCTTTATAAGCTTCTAACCCTGTACCTTTACCTTCTTGAATAACACAGCTCGATCCGGCAGTAACTCTCTTTGCTACACCGAGAAATTTATTCTCAAAATTATCTAATGTGTGAGGTCCATATTTACTGCTCAAAATTGTTGCACCTGTAAATTTGGCTATATCCTCAAGCGCTTTTCTACGCTCGTCACCAAAATGAGGAGCTTCTATTGCACAAACTTTTAAGTTACCTTTAACTGCATTAACAACTAGTCCACTAAGAGCTTCGCCTTCAATATTTTCAGCTATAATCAATATAGGTTTATTACTTTTAGTTGCAGCTTGAAGAGCTGGTAATAGTTTACTTAGTTGATATACTTTATCATCTATAATTAATATATATGTTTCTTCGTTAAAATCGGTATTTCCTTTTTGTTGATTGTTGATGAAATATGGTGATATAATTGGCTTTTTAATTTCCATTCCAACTACTTTAATGACTTCTGTAAGTCCTGTTTGAGATTCCTCTACGTTAATTATTCCATCATTACCAACCAGCTCAATTGCTTCAGCTATAATGTTTCCTATACTCTCATCATTGTTTGCTGATATTGTAGCTATATGTCTTACTTCATCAATTGTTTTTAGCTCAAATGATTGCTTGTCAATATATCCTAATGCAATTTCTAATCAATAATCAAGATCTCTTTTTAGCTTATTAACATTAAGATTTGGATACTCTTCCATTGCAGTTCTTGTATTCATTATAATTGCATTAGCCAAAACAATAGCAGTACTTGTTCCATCACCAGCATCAGACTCAGTTTTTAATGCTGCTTGTTTCAAGAGCTGTACTGCTGCATTTTCATAATCATTATCAAGACAGATACTCTTTGCTATGGTAGCTCCATCGTTTGTAATGAAAGGGATATTATTCTTCTTATTATTTATAATTACATTTTTTCCCCTAGGACCGAGTGTTGATGCAATTATTGTTGCGAGCTTTTCAATTCCTGATTGTAATTCTTTTGTCAAATCAGGCCCATAAAGTACTTTTGTTATATTTGTTGAATTGTTTCTATAGTTCATTTTTTAAAACCTATAATCACTTTTTAATTGTTTCATCTCATATTCCAGCAAGTGTATTATCATCTTTCTCATTGCTTTCTATTTTAAAAATATCAAAATGCTTTCTACCTTTGAAACTATATACACATTTGGAAATATCTTTCGTCATTTTTTCACACATAATGGGAGATGATAGATTATTTAATATTCACTTACGTCCTTTCACTGCTCTATCATTCATATTCTTTTTAGATAAGCTAAACGCTTCATACATCTTTTCTGTAATATCATTAATGCTTGCTCTATCATCATAGATATATGGAGTTGGCGGAGAGCCTATCAGATTTTGTTGAGGTCAAACTACAAATGCTCATGGACCATGAATTCTATGTACTCCACAAGAGTTACTCGGAAAATCTTCTGTAAATTCTACTGGTGAATGATCATCATTGACCATTCTTAATTGATCTTGAAGCCCACCGGTACAATTAACTAATATCGGAGTACCTGCCATTATAGATTCTGCAGAAGCTAATCCAAATCCTTCAGCTGAAGAGACATTAATTGTTAAATCTGACATGTTATATAAATAGTTCATTTGACTAGGTGATATTTTACTTGGTATAAACTTTACATTAATCTCGGGCATTAGGTCTCTATATACTGCATGAAGATTTGTACCTCCATCATCACTAATATCTGTACGCATTAGTAGCAAAGGCTTTTTCTTATTACCTACCTTCTCACTAAAGGATTGAAATGCAGTCATAATATCAGCTGTACGTTTTCTACCGAGGTTTCTATTATTATAAAGAATAATGAAATCATATTCTTCTCTATTTAGAACTGTATTTTTAAAATTGGAATACTCAACATCATTCTCTTTATTTTCAATAGGAAAGAAAACATTAGGATTTATGCCATGCGGCACATATGTAACCTCAATATTTTCTTTTTTTGCATAACCTTTTAATACAACATCATGTATATTTTTTGATTGTTTAGAAATACTCATTATTAAATCACAACTTCTATAAAAATCTCTATTTCATTTTGGGTATGGTAGATTGTCTCACAAAGCTCAATACATTATTGGAATTGATTGTCTAATTTCATTTTCCATTTGATATAGCCAACCTCAGAATCTTGGATCTGTAAAATGTAATAATCCGTTAACTTGAGGTTCATTTGCTAATACCATCCTTAATACGTTTGGATTACCATATCCGTTTACTGGATATAATTTAAATTGAGCATCCGGTACGCCAGTTGCATCTACTGTTGATTGCGAAAGCTCTACTATTTTACCTATATCTGGATTTTTAATTGCTCCAGCTATTTGAACTCAATTAAAATAGTGACAGGTGCCCAAAACAATTTCTCTTGACATAGTCCCGACGCCGGAATGCATTCTAGCATCGTCACTAAGCAAGAGAATTGTTTTTCTTTCTTCTAATGGCAATACCGGATATCCGTTTCTAATATCTCCAATTGCTCATTTTTTTTGACTCTTTACGTTCTTGTCCTCTTCATTAATCATTCTTTTTTTAAAATTAATAACCTTGTGTGTTATTCTGTTTCCTTTTTTAATGTAACTTCAGCATAATGCTTTTCGTTGGCGGATATAACTCGAACATCAGTAGCATTATGATATATTCCTTCATATACCTTTACAATTGCTTCAACAATTGAATCTGCTTCCATTAAATGTTTACTTGTTATTTCCTTTTCTTTGACTCCACCTTTAGGCAGATCAATTTCAATTGTTTCTACAACTTTAATTTCGTAATACCTTTTCATTCAACTCTCCTGTTTCTATTTCTCTTCTTCTACTACTATTGATTGTTCAGTCTTTGTCCAAAAAACTTTTTTCCACTCATTATGTTGACTTACACTAAGTCCTTTTTCAAAAATGTAACGACCTTTGATGTTTCTAGCTAAATAACTACCGTGACTTTCTGCCACTTTGAACTCTTCAAATATGTCTAAGGTTACACCCTTATATACATAAAACGAGCTCCCTGACTTAAATTGTACTATCAACTGTTCTTCATCCGGTAAGTACAAAACCGCATGAATTTGATTACTGTTTTCACAAATTAAATGCATCATACACACTACTCCTTAATATATTTTATTATTTTATTATGCTTTTTAGCAAGATTTATTTTTTTTTGATTTGCTTCATTTATTATATAATTACCGTTTGATTGTCCTAAGCAAAATATTAACATTGTTGCCCATTTAATAGCAAAAGAATCTCTTATTACAAAATTGCGTTTATGATATTTTTTATTGAATAGATGTGCTGGCATTATTTCATACATTTTTTGTTCACAATGGTATGGGTTAAATTCTCCATAATTGACATTAAATTCTAAAGCGTATTTTCTTACAAACTTCTCAACACCATAATCACTTGCAAACGTAGCAATGACGACTTCATCTTTATTATATCTCTTTGATAATTCAAAGATGAAGTCCTTTATTAAATTATTACTTTGGAATATCGAGTTCCCTGTTATTAGTATTTTTACCATTCTTCAATTATATCATCCGCTTTATCAGCTAAACAAAATTCAAATTCAAGAAAATGTCGAATCTCGTCAAGCTTATTATCTTTATCTTCTGTAAACTTACGATATGCTTCCATGTCTAATTCACTAGGCTTTTTAATTGCTTCATAATCAGCCATCATAGAAAATTTAGCATGCTCTTCAATCATTTCAAGTATTTGTTTAATTTTACTTACCATTGTTTACACTCTTTAATTCGCTTTGTAGCAATTATATTTCATTTAGTAGCTGTTTCAATTATTTTTTGAATCTCATCAAATTTTCTGTTTTTAATTACAAGTTCATCATATACTGCACTTGAATCAACATGCTTATTTCCCGCTATTGTTGCTAGCCTATCACAAGCTTCTCCATATTCCTTAACTAATTTAAGTAGACTGTCCATTGTCACCTTCTTGTACTATTTGAGTAACTATATTATATTTTTCTTCAGCGTCATGTCTAAATTCTCTTAATCTTTCTCGAAAAGTTACTTTTTTCATATCTCCAGTATGTTGAAATTCTATCATATCCATCATTGCGTAACCGTAGTTTTTTACTGCTTTGAGTAGTTTTTCGTTATAGTCCATTAACTTATCCTAATACTCTAATAAGAGGTTGATCTTCATCATTCCCATAATAGTTATCATTGGCGCTAGAAGGAGCTACTCCGAATTCACGTACTACACCTTCAAATAGCGGAAAAGAAACCTCATCCATTGGAACTAAAACATGATCGCCAAGTGATATCTCAAATGGAATTTCTGCTTCGAGATTGCGACGAATTTCATCAAATTTATAATATGGTTTTAGGTATTGATGAGCTAAAACACTAGCTTTAATATTACTTCTACTCTTAGATTCCATTTGAGTTACTTTGCTACAAGCTTCTCCGTATTCTCTAACTAGTTCCATAATTTTATTAATCTTTTCCATTTTAATAACCTCCAAGTTATTCTTAAATTTACTTATATATAATATAATAAAATTACAAAAAATAGTAACTTAAATAATTATATTTTTTTCTCATATTTTTCTACAATTAATGCTATTAATTCTAAATCAGCACGCTGTTCTGGTAACATATCTTCGTCTAGATCCATATAATAATCCATTTGCTTACATAATCTATCGTAATCTTCTTCTGACTTAATGATATAGTTATTCTCAACATAAAGCATGCATATTGCTTTGATTGTACTCAATATTTCAATAGTACGATTAACTACCGGAGCACTATGTTGTGCTACATCATAAATCATATCATCAATCATTGTCTCTACTTCAAATAAGCCTTGAAATATTTTTTCATTAAAAATATCTTTTATTGTTGTTTTCATCTCTAATTAACTCTTATTAAGATAATCAGCAAATACAATAATAGCTACTTCAGTATTTCTGCAATAATGCCTTTTAATATCTCCTACTCCAATTAAAGAATTAATATATGCATTAAAATTATCTCTACTTATCTGTGATTTACAATTCTCCCATACAAATTCTATATTTACTAGGTCATCGCCAGTGTCAGCGGTTGCTTGTTGAATCGCCTCTTCAACTATTAATATTACGCGCTTTTCCATTTTTTAATCTCTCCTAAAACTAATTAAAAAGTTTACATTCAGTGATTTACATTTTTTTATAAATTCTTCTTTCGTATATAGCATACAACTATTGATATAAGTATCAACATGTATCCATTTGATAAGTTGTTTTCCGTGAAGATCTATAGTTCTTGCAACTACGGTTTCTTCTCCAGCGACACATCCGTTAGGTTTGTATACAAGAATAGAGCCGATTATTTCACCACTCTCCATCAACTCATCCCAGTCAAATGGATAATGTTGCATTTTATTATCTAACCATCTCCTATTAACTGTTATCGGTATCATTTTTAACTCCTATTATTTATCTTTACAATAAAATATATTTTTAACTCTTCACACTTTTTAACGAACTCGGACTTTGATAGAATATAATATTGTTCATGAAAAAGGTTAGTCCATTTTGCTGTCCAATTTTCTCTTACTTCAACTAAAATGAGATCGTGATCGACAATTCTTAAACGTGATAAATCATATACTGGCTCTAAACCAATTAGTTTACCAGCTTGATTTAAGTGATTCCAATCAATTTTATAATTGTGTGCATCTTCAACTAGCACTTCAAGTTTTGCATTAATTTCTATCATAGTTCTAATCCCACTCGTGATTCTTAATAATCCTTTTCATTTTTCCAACAGTTGATACCACACTACGAACTCTTTCACTTATCTTATAGTCTTTAAATTTACCATAACCTATCATAATTGCTCTAGTATTATAAAGTGAAAGCCAATCTTCATTTCTATAAGCAAAATATTCAAGAGTATAGTGTACACATTGTATTATCAATGAAACATTATTAACTTCATATGTAAGAGCTTCGCTTTGATCTATACTTAAACGAGATCCAGTTGCTTGCTCAAATATCGCTATTACCTTTTCTCTTTCCATTATTCGTTTTCTTTCTTCTTTATTCATCCATCCTCCGTTCATTAAGAAAAGCATTTGCTTTTTCAATTACTTTTGTAACATTTTTTATTCGCCTTCCACGTTCTATAACTCCACCTAATAATCTTTGCTTAATATCTTCGTCATAATAAAAAATAATTCCGTCATTTTTAGAATCATATTCAAAAACATTGCCACAAGAATCAATTCTTAAAATGAGATTCCACACATAAACTTCGGCGTCGCGTCCGATGCTATGTACGAATCTATTATCCATTACAAGCTTAAGAATTTCTACAGCTAATTCGTGCTCTCTTTTTTAGTCATCTATTCTCCTCAAGATACGTTCAATATCAATAATTAATGCTAACCTATGGGTACAACTTTTTAAATGCTTGAGTTTTGGATACTTTTCTGTAATTTTATTAAGCATTTTAATCTCTTCAACAGATGGATCATATTTTTTTAACTCTTCTAAAAGTTCTAATAAATCTTTTTTCATTTTTAATAAACCTCCATTTATTAATTTCTACATATATAATATAATATAATTACAAAAAATAGTAACAACTTTGTTGTATAAACTAATTTATAAAGTTTTATATTCTTCTCAGTTATTTGCTATCCAGTGATAGTTTTCTCTATCTTTTATATTATCAATATATGAAGGATCAGTTTTTCTAAACTCATCTATATCTACATCGGATGGTGCTTTGTTTAAAATACAGACTAGTCTAGCGTCTTTCATCAAAGCCATCATCATACAAACATCCCACGGTGTAAGTTTATCAAGCGAATCTAAATCAAAATCTAAATATGCATTTCAAAAGTGAGCTATGTTTTCAATTGCATCACCATACTCAGCTTTTCTTTTTTTAATTATTTCTTTGTCTACCATCTTACTTTTCCTTCTTTAGTCGTCATTGATCGCAATGCTTAGTTCCTTTAAACTCACAATACTTACAACTATCAACTGATTTTTGTTTTGGATATTTATTTGCATCATTAATATATTTACCATTTTCAGTAAATATATTCTCTATAGCATCTTTACATATTGCTAAATACTTTTGTATTGTTCTCTCAGAACTCGGTGGTATAAATTTTTGCATGCGAGGAATTGTCCAATCGCAATTTTCATCATATACTTTTCTTTTTAGTATTAAGAATTCAGTGTCTATCATATCAAGCGGAATATTATGCTTAGCACTATAAAAATATTTATATAAATTAAGCTGCATTCTTACTTTAACATCCTTTCTCTTTTTATCATTCCAACCACTATATGAAGTCTTTAAATCAATTAAATTTATTCGTCCTGTTAATTTATCCTTGATTACTACATCAATGAATCCCTTAAACTTTATGCCATTAATAGTTGGTATGTATAACTCCTCTTCAATACTGAGTAACTCATGCTTTCTAGTATTAAAATATTTACCTCTCTTCTTAAGAAAGAAATTTATAATTTCTATACCATCATAATATATATCTCGAAAATCATCTGACATAATTAATGCTTTACCACTATCTTTAATTTTCTTTTCTTCTTTTATACACTCTTTGATCATAGATTTCTTTAACAACGTCGGTAAATCTATTGTATTAGCTTTTTTTACAGATTCCCCAAACATTACACGTAAATATTCTTGAATAGTTTTATGCATTGCTGTTCCAAATACTGTAAATATTGATCCAGAACCCGTGCCTAGCTTTTTTACTTTCTGTAAGTAATAATGATATGGACAACCCATATATGTGGTTACTTGAGAATTAGAAATATGTAAGTATTTTCTATCGTCATCTATCTCTTCAGTTATTAAATTAATCTTTTCCATTTTTATCTACCTGTTCTTTTACTTCTATAAATTTTTGTAGTGGTACCAAATCTAAAAGATTCTTCCAGCTTCCACTCTCTGTATAGTAAAACATCAATATTGTATCACTATAATCTTCATTCTTTAAATTTAATTGCCATTGCTCTTCAATATGCTTCATTTTGCTATCAAACAAATTACACCATATAAACTTACCACTAATAGTTCTCAATTTAAGACTTAGAAACTCTTTTTTTGTTTTAGTTTGTTTAATTTTAATAGAATCAATACCAGCTAAAACTTCTAAGTAAATTTCTTCACCACGTGCATATTTTCTTACATCGTCTCGTACCATAGCATCTACTTGATTAGCTAAAGCTTGATATGGAAATGAAGTTAATGAGGTTCCAATCATACTCATTTCAGCTTTGAAGAAAAACAAATCTTCTGATGCATTGAAATTATATAGTTTAGATAAAAAATTACTTCGATTAATTTCAGGAGGCTTCTCACCTTTCTTAAGTTTAACTATAGACTTCATATATTTGATTAATAATTTAGCACGATCAGGCTCTATAGTATTAAAGAATCCAATTTTAATTAGCTTTTCCACAATTCCTTTATTAATTACCCGCTTAGAATAATCTTTTGATGTGAGAAACTCTTGGAAATTGTCATAGTGAATATTTGCAATATTGTTTAACTCTTCAGATGCTCTAACGCCAATTCCTTTAATTTGATTAATACCTAAAATAATAACTTTATTATTAATATTAGTTGATTCGCGATAAATATTATTAATCTGCGGAGGGATAATTTGAATCTCTAATCCTAATTGTTCAATTTGCTCTTTAACAATTGGCAAGAACTCTATAGGATCTTCATGACGCAGCATTGCAGTATACCATTCTATTGGATAATATTGTGATAAGTAAGCGCACATAAAGGCGTTATGTGCATAACTAACAGCATGTGCTTTAACGAATGAATATTTTGAGAATTGCTTCATTTTTTCCCATAGTAACTCTAACGATTTATTTGAAATTCCTTTTTTTGCTCCATTTTCAATGAAAGAATCGTAAAATTTCTTTTGCCATTCAGCAAATTTCTTTGGATTACTTTCTCTCATTGGATTCCCCTTAGATAAGAAATTACGGAAATTATTTAAATCAATAATACTATAATCTCCTATAGCTTTTCCTATATGCATTAATTGCTCTTGATATAGAATATGATAGCTAGTATTCTTAATAATAGGCTCTAAGTGAGATAGTAAGTCTTCAGGCCAAAGAGATCTTTCTTTTATCTCTCCATTCTTTACTCCCTTCATAGTTTTATTCATTCCAGCTTGTAATGGACCTGGACGATATAAAGCAATCAATTGGGCAAGCTCTTCAATATTAGAAGGCTTAAGATCGCATATTAATTGTTTCATTCCGCTAGAACTAATTTGAAAAAATCCGTCTGTAAGTGTAGTATTAATTCTATCATATACCATATTATCATCAACATTAACACCTTCAAATTCTAATAATTTATTTACTCTATCTAAATTCCAATCATCATATTTCTCTCTTAATAATTTACCTACATCTTCAAATATACGTAATGTTCTAATGCCTAAGAAATCAAATTTAATTTGACCTACATATTCTAACTCTCTGTAATTACCAGATTCAGAATAGCCAGAGCCATGCGCATATTTATCATTTGCTACAGGTGTCAGAGGAACAATACTTTGTCCCTTAGGAAGAATACAAACTCCTCCTGCATGAATACCTATGTTAGATAGGTTCTTAATTAATAAGTTAAACATATAGTGAAGATTATAGTTAGGAAATTTATTATTAAAATGTTGTTCTAAATCTTCTACTTCAGCTAATTCCATAAACGAATCAACATCATATTGATCAAGATTATATTTGTCAACTAAATCTGAAAAGTAGTATCCAGAAGAAACATAGTCTTTCTTTGGATATGTAATATTAAAAACCTTAAACATATAATTAATTAAATTTTTGAGACCTAACTTACTTTTATTAGCAACAACAGTAACGTCACTATTTGGATAGAGACTTTGAATAATATTTATTAGATCTTCTCTATTTGAGCAATCTACATCAATATCAGGATAATCAATTCTATCTTCACTAATAAATCTTTCAAAAATCAAATTATATTTTATTGGATCTAGATTAGTAATATTTAACAAATAGGAAACCAAACTTGAAGCTGCTGAGCCACGACCTACACCAAATACAATTCCTTGTTTTCTACCCTCTTCAACAATTTCACTTACAGCTAAAAAATAGTCAATAAAATTTTTCTTGCGTAATAATTTTGTTTCATAAGCTAAACGTTCCATATATTGTGTACGCTCTTCCACTGGAATAATACCATCTATTTTTTCATTCCAGCCACTATAAACAAGATCAGAAAACTTTTGTAATTTTTCTTCTTCTGTACTATTATGATATGTGAACACTTGAGGTTGAAATAATTCTATCTCTTCTAATTCATCAAAAATATTAAGCGTTTCATTTATTGCTTCACTCATATCCTCTTCTGTTATTCCAAATTCTTTAATTTCCAATGCTTCAAAAAACTCATCAGAATTTTTTAACCAAACTGAATAATGAAGATGGCCTACTTTAAGAAATTGCTCCAATGTTGTTTTCCAACCCATTGCTACAGCAACCGCTTGATATTTTACATCGTCTTTTTTAATTATATGAGCATCAGAAGTTACAATAGCTTTAAGATCATATTTCTCTTTAAAAATTTTATTAGCACAATTTACTCTAAGTTGCTTATCCGTATCATCTAAGTATACTTGGTATTCAATATAAGTATTTTCTTTACCAAATATTTCCATTATTTTAATGAGATTTTCATGAGCAGCTCTAATATCGTTATTTTTAAGAATAGGCAGATTCCAATATCCACCAACGCAAGCTCCTGAACATTTTACGTTTCCTCTTTCGTCTCTAATTACTTCTTCTAATATATCTAATGTAACTACAGTAACTCGCTTTCCGCTTCTCATTTTAAGTATTTGCCCACGTTGAATAGCTAAATTATTAATTTGAATTATTTGCTCATAACCTCTCTTGTTTACTCCAAATAAAACAAGATGACCTTTTTGATTTTCGCGTGGATTATCAAAATTATATTTATCTTCAAGATATATTTCAACCGAAGGCATATATTTTAAATTATATTTTTTTGCTGCATTAAAAGTTTCCATCATTCCGTTTAGTGTACCGTGTTCAGATAATGATATTGCTTGTACATGTTGCTCTGGATTTTCGCTGATATATTTTGCTCACTGATCTGGAGTACCTACTCCATCATGTATTGAAAATGTACTATGATTATGTATGTTAAATATTTGTTTCATTATTAATTGTTCCTTTTTAAAAAATATAACTTCTTTATCCTCGAGTATTAACTGAGTATTATTCATTAAGTGAGTCACATATCGAACCTCTGCTCTATCTCATTTTCGCATTTCAGTAATTCCAGATACTTGATCTGGTTCGTATCAATTGTGAAATCTCTTATCCTTTGCTCAATTAATAGTTCTTTTCATGATCTCTGCTTCAATTTTTAATGCTTGATCTTCATTTTCAACAGTAATTGTCTTTATAATTTTAGTTATTGGAAATGTTTTTATAATAGGATTGGGCTCATCAGCACCTGCATATCGTAATCGTATAAGAGCATTATCAAATTGAGTAATACCTATTTTATATACACAATAAGGTCAACCTGGAAGTTGACCTCTTTCGAGTCTTGCTAAATATACCTTATACATAAAGTCCTTCAGCGAATAAGTATAGATTTGAAGCTATTATATCTAGCCCTATAGTACTATTAGTACTTTTAACTTTTTTCAAAAAAAGCGCTTGCTTACCTTTGTATGCGAAGTCATTTATGATTTTAATAACCATTGTGCGCTTTTTTTCTATATCATGTTCATTATAGATCAACTGCATATCATCTTTTGAAATCTTATTTGCATGTGAACTTACATATTTTAACTTTCTTTCTGCTTTAAAATCCTGCACCTGTGTTCTTTCTCTCATTTTAATAACCTCCAAGTTATATTTTTTTAATCTTACATATATATATAATATAAGCAAATTACAAAAAATAGTAACTACTTTTTTATTTTAATTCTCGCCCTGCTGTCATTATTGCAGTAGCCATTATATCGTCTGAATGAATAGATTCATGATTGTTAACTATAATAGAATAGTCTAATATTCTGTTATCTAATTCTTTATCTAATTCAAAAGCTATATTTCTAACAATGTCTTCTACAAACATTGGACCACCGCCAGTATCTACAAATTTCTTATTCTCATCATAATACCCACCCATATAAGACCTTTCAGTTACATATTTCTCGTCTCCTCTTTTAAGAGTTGATCATGTAGGAGATGATACATTTTCTCTAATAATTTCCATTATATCTTCGATTCACATTGTTCTTCCTTCTATAAATTCAAATGTAACCTCAATTGTAGATTTTTGATTATGTGCTCCAAAGCCAGCATTGTTTATTTTATTAAGTAATACCGGAGGAAATTGAGCATGTTGTATAAGTAAACTCTCAGTCATTGTCAGGTTATTTTTTAATAATGACATTTCTTTGCTACAAGGACATAATGACATCTCAGTAGTTTTAACTGTAATGTAGTTGAATAATTTATCATCTTTTAGTTTACTCTCAAATGTAATATTGACCGGCTCTATTGACGATACCTTTTCAATTGGAGATAATGTATCATATAAATATTCAAAATTTGCCTTAATATAAATATCAGTTGCTCCATGAGCCTCTTGAAGCGCATATACAAAATCATTTAAATTTGTAAATCCATCTTTATTTCTCTGCAACACTTCATTAATTGCTCTGCTAATGCGAGACATATTTATCCCTTTAACATCTTCTACAAGATTACAGTAGCTTGAAATTGTTGCTATTGTACTGAAGCTTTTTGAATTACCTTTCTGGAATATATGAAAGGGAACTTTGATTCCTCTCACTCCAACTTTCTCTATTGGAAGCTTTTTAAATCCAGTTGTGTTTTGTTGTACGTCGGGTAAACTCATTTAATTCTATACTCCTATTATATCTTTTATTTTTTTCATTCTTTCCTCTACCGTTCCAATAATTGTATGTACATTGGTTACATTATTTCGACCAATATAGTTGTGAAAAACTTCATGAGTCTTTAGTTGAAACTCTTCATCTAAACTCCGGAAACCATCATCAACTATTTTGAACTCTGGTGGAAAGTAAAAGACGTAATCAATCTTTTCCATTTCCCTTTCCCATAGATTATGTATATAGTTAAAAATCCAATATTCAATGTTATCTTCCAATAAGTGAGTGTAAACAAGACAATCCAATATACACCTATCCAGAACTACATTCTTTTTGAATCCGTTAAAATAATGAGCGTTAGCAATCATCAACTGAGTGTCTCCGTTTCCTTGTTCATTAATTTGAATTCCATATTTTTTATGTAAATTTCTGACAATTTCTTCTACAAATTCGTAATTACTAAATTCAGGCAATTTTTTCATTGCCTTCAATATTGTAGATTTTCCAACACTCTGGGCACCGGATAATGCTATTCTCATTTATGTTTCCTTTAATAATTTAACAATATTTTTATTGAAGTATTTGTTTAAATAATAATCAATTTTATCGTCAAATTTAATTTCTTCCTTTACCCAGTTACAGCCAAAAACTGGATTAATTATTTTACTAACTATTGATAATAATATTCTTGAATTAGAACGTGGTATGTATTTTGCCACGTCTATTTTATTATTTTTCAAAAATTTATTAATATATGTATGTGGTTTTATCTCAACATCATTAATATATAAATTATCTTTTTTTGTAAAGACATTAAGAAATTCTACTTTATTTCTCTTATAAAGAATTATAATTTTATTGTCATCTTGTATTTTTAAATGTTTAAAATATGTTGGCTTATTATAATAATTTACAAACCTTCTTAAAAGCCCTATTTGAGTCCCCATACCTGATTTTTCATTAAAAATCATAATAATATTTTTATCATAAAAAACTTTTTGTAAAAAAGTAAAATATCTAATGTCACCAATATAATATACATTTTTTGCAGTTTTAAGAATTGGAGAATGTTTATATGCATTTTCTCTATGTTTGATTATAAAAGTTTCATCGATTAATTTACAATTAGGCGTTATCATATCATAATAACCACACAATGTTGTTGCAGAAACAATCCCTGGACCTGATGGTGTGACGTAGTAGTAATTATTTTTACCCGCGACTAAATTTATAAAATCTTGTCTTGCATTATGAAATGCTCCTTTGTAAAGTTTATGTAACGGCACATCATATTCAAAATGATATTTAACCTTCCCACAGGTCATCATAAATACAGTATCATTATTAAGTAGTTTTATATCATTAATGTTCATTTATACTCCAAATCTTTCTGAATTGTTCAATGTTATATTGTATGTCATTCCATTGTTCTCTATCAACTTTTTTATCAAAGATATCAACCATTTTTATTTTATTCTTTGTAAATAAGCCTTTTTGTTCTTGATATTTAATATTTAGTATACCGTGAATGATAGGGTTTGATGTATCAACGGATTCTATCCAATCAAATTGTTTGTAAAACTTACCTGCTTGAGGTAATACACAACCTAATATGTGATGCTTTATATTTGTATTAATGATACCATCTTCAACCATTTTTTGGATCAAATCCATTCTACCAGTCATTCTACCAAAATCAAGTCCAATATCTCCTTGCATGCAAAAATCATCATACACTTTATCAACAAAATTAAAAGCTATTTTATCAGCATTTCGTTCCATATATTGATAACACTTAACCATTTCTTCATATGTCTTTCCATGGACTACTCCTATTTTATTTCCTGGTAGATCTCCATGATTCTCTATCCAACTCTCAAACTGTGCAATAGTTCCATCACAATCCTCTAAAACGTCTGGAACTATATAATCAGTCGGATTTAATGTGTGAATCCATTGTGAAAACTCTTCTGCATCAAAAGCGGTACCAAGTTCAAATATACTATTATCTAAAATAACGCGTCTTCCTAATTTCAATGACTCTTCAAAAAAATTATAATATTTGCCATTACTATCAAATAGATGAACTAGAGCATAATCATAATCATTATATTTTCTACTCTCTTCTAATAAGCATAACGGTGATTCGTGTGATATTTGCATAAATTTATTTTCCTTCTTTCTTTTAATTATAATAAAATAATGCCCTTTCTTATACTACAATGATAATATAAAAGAAAAGGCAAAAATAGTAAGTTATTTATTATAAAAATTTAGCTATTTAGTCAACCAATCACTCATACAAACTCTCATAATAAGTTACAGCTTTAATTCAATCTTGTAACTCATATAGAGGATCGATTTCATCGTTATCTAAAAACGCCTCTGTACGTTCGACGCAGGTGCCGCATTTTCCACAAGGACTCTCTTCACCACGATAACAGCTCCAAGTTAGCTCATATGGAACATCTAATTCAAATCCCAATTCACATATATCACTCTTACTCATATTTATAAATGGCGCCATTAACTTAACTCTATTATATGTTCCTTCACACGCAGCGGATTTAAACGCATCAATAAATGATTTACGACAATCTGGATAAACTGCGTGATCACCTGCATGATTTCCTAAGAAAATTGAGCCAATGTCATTTGCTTCTGCATATGCCGTTAGTACTGATAAAAGTATTCCATTTCTAAATGGAACTACAGTAGATTTCATATTATCTTTAGCATAATGACCTTCGGGTATCTCATCTGCTCCTGAAGTTAAGCTACTGTTAGAGATCTTATTTAAAAAATCTAATTTAATAATTTCAAACGGTACCCCGAGCTCTTCACATTGTAGTTTTGCAAACCCTAGTTCCTTCTTATGATTTTGTCCATAGTCAAATGCTATAGCTTTCATATCATAGCCGAGATCAATGATAGCGTGATACAATAATGTCGTACTATCCATTCCACCAGATAATGCTATTAGTCCTTTTTTCTTTTCCATTTATTTTTCCTTTTTATCTTTTATAATAACTTCACTATCAATTATTTCATCTGAGCTTCCAAATCCGTTTTCTCCACGAATTGTTTCCACTTCATTAAATTCCTCTTCCGTAATTTCAGTGAATGTAAACCCAGGTACTCTATGTACTTTACATTGTACAATAGCTTTTCCTTTGAGAATAGAAATATCTTCTTTCCCCAAATTATACATTTTTACAGATAAGGGTCCTTTATATCCAGCATCAATAATTCCCGGATGAACTCTCAAATCATATTTGATACCGTGGCCACTTCTGGTTGCAAATTCAATATATCAACCTTCAGGAATTAATACTCTTAATCCGTTTGGTATCATAGCACTTTCGCCTGCGGGAATTACGGTATTTCTAATCGCTATTAAATCAAAGCAAGCACTAGTGCCTTCATAAGCTACACACGGCATAACAGCTCTTTTATCTTCTCTTCAAAATTTAAGTTCTAACTCTCTTCAAATTACTACATTATCTATCATCTACTAACTCCTCAACAATTCCTAAAAACTCAGAGCCTATTAATATAATAACTCCAACTGTAATGCTAAATATAAGCGCTACATATCCGAATCCTCTTAACATTGATTTAGCCATGCTAACATCAAAATGATTTATCTTCATACTATACTCCTCTTTTATCGTTCCATATAGAGACCTGGATTCTTGGACTATAATTCCAGCCATTTTCTAGCGCCCATTTAATTACCTGTTTGTTTTTCAATTGTTGAGATTCTGCAGTTATGCCTTCTGGCATTAAGTATATTTGACTTTTGTTAACTTCATACTCTAGATCATCTAATAAACTTTTTATTTCTTCAATATCTTCTTCTTTATCAACTACAAACTTAAGTATACTATTGTCCCAATAACCACCGTAGGTCTCTAGTACATTTAAATTTATTCTCTTTTCATAAGGTTCACCAGAATTGCTTAGTTTTGGAGATACGTTGTAATAAATAAAATCGTCAAATACTGCCGGCATAATTGTACCATTAGTTTCAATTTCTATATGAAAGTCTACAGGTAACTCTCCAATTAGTTTAGTAATCTCTTCCTTTTGTAAAAGAGGCTCTCCGCCAGTAATTACTATACCGTTTGCAGCTTTCAATCTAATATATTCAACAATTTTATCTACACTAATATTAGCACCTTCATTCCAACTGTAAGTAGAATCGCAAAAGTTGCATTTCAAATTACATTTTGCTAATCTTAAAAATACAACATTCATTCCAACAGATTGAGATTCGCCTTGAATTGAATGAAACATTTCAATATATTTAAACATTAAAATCTCCATATTGACAATATGTCTCTTTCCCAACTGCAGTTTCGTATACTCTTACTACGAACTGTAACATTGGATTTTCGCTTACTAATTCTTTATAAAATTGTATACACAAATTTTCTGCAGTTGCATTTTTTTTATCAAATGGTGGAATTTCATTAATAAATTGATGATCATATTTTTCATGTAATTGTTTTATATTACCGAAATCGAATAATATTCCAACTTCATCTCTCTGGTCTACATTACCTTCAATCCAAATTGATATTTTCCAAGAGTGTCCATGCATATTACTACACTTGCCGTCATATCCTCTTAGCTGATGGCAACTGTCAAGAATTGTCTCTGTATAAAGTCTTAATTTTTTTTGCATTCTTTTTTCCCTAATCTTCTAATGGATTAATACTTCTATTTATATGTCCACAATTGGCACATTTATATACCTGAATTGGGAATATTTTATCTTTTGCTAACTTACTTTGTAGCTTACTTACCTTCACTAAAATAAATGCTGGATATCATACATCATGTTCACACTCTTCACATCCTACAACTTCACCTTGTTTTGCTAATTCTTGAAAATTAGCTGTCGGGTTCTTAAATAAATCGTTTTGTTCCATTCAAAGTCCTTTTTCCTTAGTTTTCTATAATATGTTCAAATTTACTTGCTTTGTCAAGAAATGCTTGACCAGAATATCTACGCCCTTTCTCGTCAATTATTTCATATTCCAAGCGATAAATATTACCTGAGTTTACAATACCTTGAAATATTTGTCATCCCTCTTCGGCTAACATTGTGTTGCCTAAGGTTACGCTTCCTATGATTGCAGGTCGTCTTTTCTCTCCATCAATTACTAAATAATACGTCATTGTTTTTCTTTTTTTTCCTTTTATTTTAAATTAATTTCTTTTACAGTAACTGGAAATACATAATTGCTTATGTTATCATTGTAAATCTCAATACTATCATTTCTACCTAAGTTTTCCAAAATTTTCCAATCATACATTGGTGGCGCGTATGCCATAAGTCTACTATACTGTTTAATAATCCATGGATCAACACCGTCAGTCCATATAATATCTCCTCCATTAATAACGCCCTTATTCATTCTTTTATTCATAATTTACTTTTAAACTAATTGTTATAAAACTTATTCCAAAGTACTATAAATAGCTCAAATGCTCCTAGCGTTAGTAGTGATCCAATTAAAATTGCTAATATCTTTTTAACTATTACTAACCACGTTTCAATTGGTAATGTTATAAAAAATGCTATTAGAAATACTGCAATAGAAAGTGCAGCTAATGATACACAAATGGCTGCAGTCATTGATAAATAAAAATCTACTTTATTTTTCATTCTCTATCTCCTCGTTTTCATTATCTGCTATTGTATTATCTCCATCTTTTATTAAAAAATAGAAAAGTGTTATAAGTCCACCTAATACTAGTACTAATATCCAACCAGTTCTAAATAAATATTCAAGTATGTATAATATAAATCCAACTACTGGTAGACAAAGTAGTGCAATAATTACTACAACTACTATAAATATAGTTGCTCGAATAATAACTGGTATTTTTCTATTTGATATAAACTTATATATTAGATTACCTATCTTTTCCGACATTTACTGTCTCCTTATCTTCTCTATAATAAAAGTATTTAAAATGTGGTGTAAATCCTTCATTTATTTTTTCATTCCAGATGCCTGGAAAAATCTTTGCTTTTTTTAAATAGCCTTGAATATTTTTAGCGCCAACCGGATTCATTGAATGAATAATTATATGTGTGTCAGCTGCCTTAGCTGTATCAAGTCCATTTATATTTTCTGTTTGATACATCCATTTTGCTATATCAATTGCATCCCCGCCTGGTCCTAGATCATGATCAAAGAAAATAATATCATATTTATTTTCGCTAAGATAATCAATTGCTTCTTCGACATTATTTGTGTATGTAAGTTTTTGTTTGAATTTAAAAGCATTCTTAAACTTAATCATTCTCTTTGAATCATCCTCTATGATTAATATTAATCTTTCTCCATCAAGCATAATTTCTCCTTAATAATAATAATATAATACTTTTATTCAAAATAGTAACTAAGTTCCATTAAAAAGTGAATACATTAAATAAAGTGCCCAAGTAATCATAGCCAACACTAAAACGCCTACGATGAATTTAAATAAAAATATAGGAAATGTGAAACCAATTATTACAACAGACGTAATTATAAAAGCTGTTAAGAGTGTATATAATACTGCTCTTTTATTAATATCATGTTTATTTAACTTTTCATTAATAAATGCTAATACGATCATTAATACAATAGATATTTTCTTTAACCAATGCTTAATGATATTCATTTTTATTCTCTTTGTACATTTCATAGAGTCCCTCATATATTTGATATATAAAAAATCCGAAAAACGATACCAATATAGTTTGAGTAGTCCATAAGCACATACAGGCTATAAATATTGTAATTCCAATTAATATAGCAAATACTGCTATTAAAGCTTGTATAGCGGCAGTTTGATTTTCAAACCAATCATCTGCTATTTTTAACCAAGTTTTAAGGTAATCAAGCATTTTTCTCTTCTCCAGATTTTGTTCTCTTATCATTATCTGCTTCTACTTTATAACACCATAACCAGATTCTTATCATAAGAGCTAAGATTGCGATCACTAACAAAGAAACTATTGTCCATTTCGCAATACAGAATATTATGAGTCCTAGTATTATAGTTGCAATAACTGTATCTATCAATGCTCTAAACCTGCTTTTAATTCTGAATACCATTTATACATTATCTTTTACCTCTCTTAATTTTCTTTCCATTTCATCAAAATTCCAATTACATTCTGCTTTCGTATTAAGTAAACCAACCATAACATTTTTTCTTGTAGTATCTGGAAACTCTAACATATAATTTTCGATTCTTCGAAGAATCTCTCCAACTACTTTACCTGGCTTAATATCAAGAACTTCCATAATATCATTTCCATCAACTGGAATATTAATCTTATCTGTACCTTCATCTTTCAATTGTTCAATTCTCTTATAGATATTACTTACTTGATTCTCCATTATCCAATCAGGATGATGTGATTTATTATCTGCATCTACAAGTCTTAAAAGATCATCTAGGTGCTTCATTCTTCTTATTAATTTTCTAATAGATGAATCCTTAACAATAACTTCATCTTTCCAGGACTTTACATACATATGATTTTCGACTAAGAAAGTGATATAGTCAACATCATTGTTAGAAAACCTAAGTCCTTCTAATATAGTTTTTGCTATCTGAGCGCCAACTAATTCATGCTTACGAAAATGAAACATCCCGTCTTCTCCAGCTGCTACTGTATCTATCTTTCCAATATCGTGTAGGAGTGCTGCTATCTTTTCTAAAGCACCTCCGCCATTATCTTCTACCTTATCAACAACTTTTAAAGTATGTATAAGAGCATTGTCAGTATGATATTTGTTTAGCGGCATCTGCTTTAAATGATTAATATTATATCCAAACATAAAATTTAACCAGTCGATGCTTTCCGCAATGCGAATAAAATTAGAGAAATTTTTACTACTTGCAGCTTTAATAATTTCATCTTTAATTCTTTCCTTACTAATATTATCAGCAAGTAAAATTGCTTGCATCATAGCATCTATAGTATAAAAATCAATCTTGAAATCATATCTTGCTGCAAATCTAAATCCTCTGATTACTCTCAGAGTATCTTCTTCGAATCTTTCAGTGGCATTTCCAACAGTTTTTATAATTTTATTTTTAAGATCGCTTTGCCCATTAAATGGGTCAATAATTACATCAGGATAGTTCATATCAATTGCCATTGCATTGATTGTAAAATCTCTTCGGGATAAGTCTTCTTCAATTGTCTTTGCAAACTTAACATCTGTATGACGCCCGTCACAATTATGATCAGTTCTGAAAGTTGTAATTTCAAATATTGAACCACTCACTCCAATCATTATAAATGTTACAGTACCAAATGCTGAGCCAGTATCAATTACTTTATATAATGCCTTATCCTCTGATAGTACGCAATTCCAACCTAACATTTCCGCCGGAGTTGCGTCAGTGGCAAAATCATAATCATGCGGCTCATTTCCAAGAACCAGATCTCTAACAGCTCCGCCTACTAGAAATAGTTGACGACCTTTAACATTAAAGACACCTTTTAGTACTCTAATATCTTCTGTCATTATAATTTTTTTCTTAATACTAACCATCTTAATAACCTCCAAGTTATTTTTTAATCTCATATATATAATATAAACTAATTATAAAAAATAGTAACTTATTTTTAAAAAAAAGAGAGAAGGAACATGTCAAAAATCCTTCTCTCCCACCCCTACGGTGTGAATGTAAACCAATTACACTAATCTATTTTCCTACTGAAGATTTCGCCATATTTCTACTAATTTCAATGAAACTTTGAAGTCCGACTGCATCAAACGGATTCAGTGCACTGGTTCCATCTCCGCCCTGACCTAGAACCATTGTAGTTGGAAATACGACTTTCGACAATGCTTGTGCTACACCAATAGCAGTTTCTTTATCAATTTGCGCTTTCAGTAAAGGAGTTAAACCAGCTTTAACAAGCAATGCATTTGCTTTAGCTTCAGTCTCTTTTTCTACAAGGATAGCAGCTGCTTTTTCAATTGCTTCTTTTCTATTCCACTCAGCAACTTCAAAATTCTTTTGTGCCTGAGTAGTAGCTTGGATCTTAATAACCAATTCGTCTGCTTGTGCTTTAGCTATACGAGCTTTACCCATTTCTTCCTCAGTAATAGCATCCTGCTTTGCTCTTTCGGCATTAGCACGAGCAACAACTTTTTGCTGTTCAGCTTCTTTCTTCTTTGAAATTAAATTATCAATAGTAGCATCAAAGTCAATTTCTTTTATAATGAACTGGAGAATCGAAATATTATATCTTATAAAAGGACTTTCTTTCCTTACTATCGGTAATCCGTCTTTGGTAAGTTTTAAAACAGTTTCTCGTTCGATAAAATCATTACCTTCGGTATCTTGAACTTTCTTTTCAACAGAAACCGTTTCATAAATTCCGAATCGAATTTGATTCTCTGCCAATGAAGTAAATTCCGCACGTCTGGTGGAATATGATTCTTCAGCTTTCATTAATGTAGCAGTTTGCATAAGAGCTTCTGATACTACTTGTCGAATTAAATCTTGCTGAATTGCAGTGTAACTTTTAAATTCTCTATGTAGTGATAACTCATCTTGTTCTTTTTGACTTAACTTAAATTTAATAGCTCCAGAAATATCTGCAGTACCACCATCGTTGAATCTAACTTTAATTGGTTGTGAATCTTCACCTACTCCACCGTCGAGATCTGACTTTGAAAAATAGCTCATATCAGAAATCTGATATTTTGTTAACTTAGCAAAAAATTGTGGGAATACTCCCGGTTCATTTCTCACTGTCATATTACCTGTTAGAGCTGCCTGTTTAACGATGTAATAACCTGCATTGTTTGTTTCTACTAAACTTCCTGCTAATGCAACTAATACTATAGCTGCGACTACGAATAAAATTACAGCAATTGTGCCTTTACCCATTACTTTACCTTCCTTTTTTTGAGCTCTTTTTCGAGCTTCTTTATTTTCTTTTTTATCCTTTCTTTTTCTAACTTGATACGTGCTTCATCAAGTTTTTCCTCTTCTGTTTTTGTCGATAACCAGATAGTGATTTTTTCTCGAGATGTCCATAGTAGCCACATAACGACTATAATCACTATAAATGTTGATAATGGTAACATTCTTTTTTTATTCTCCTTTTTTCTTCTTTTAATTTTATGGAATCCAAACCATAAGTCCTAAGCCGAAAAAAAATACTATTACTCCTAAAATAAAAGTTAAGAATGCATATTTGAAATAACTTGTCTCATTCTTATAAATATTATTACCCCAGAGTACCATTGCTATATTCACTCCAATTATTACAATATCTCCAGCTATTTTAAATAAAGTATAAATCATTTAATTCTCCTTTTTCTTCTTTTTAAATTAATGATAACGATTATACTGATCTCTATTATCTGCTATTATGCAAGCAACTATCGTATAAACTGCTTCGAGTACAAATACTATAACTATACCCCATCCACCGATTGTAATATACATTAAGAATATTATTAAGTATAATAAAATAACTCCTAGAACCATACCTAATATATAGTATATTGCAATTTCCCAGGGCGACTTCTTTTCAAAACTTTCAATGAATTTTCCAATATTTTCCAATATTTTCCAATATTTTCCAATATTTTTTTCATATAATTTTTCATTTATCTTGACCACCTATCTATACTAATAAAGATAGCTATTAAACTATATATCACTGTAGTACAAACTGTATTACCAAGATTCACATAAATCATATAAAAGAAAAAAGAAACAATAGAAGCTATTATTGCAAATGTAATTAAAGTAACTAATGATGAAAGCCAAATACTCATATGTTTTAGATTACTATAAAAATCTTTAATTTTACCATATAACTTCTTAGTATCTTTTACTACACCATTAAATGTATTAATCATCCAGTTCTCCTCGATTAGTTTTTATTATAATAAGTGCCATAATATATGAGATACCTATACCGGCTAAAGCAATCATACCGCCAGCTCCTGAAATATTAAAAATTAATCTAATAAATAAAGCAAATATTATTGCTCCAATAATTGCAGTTATAGACTAAATTAATGCTGCAAATTCTGAATTCTTGTTTTTGAGATTTTTATAAAAATCTACTATACTATTAAATATTTTTTTCATCTTTTTCCTCCTATTAATAACTCTCGAATTCATGTATTATTGCTAAAATTATAATATATATAAATGCAACAGTAAGTACAATTAATACACCTGGTGAACCAAAAAGATTGCTTACTATTTTAAAAAACAGTCCAACTATCCCAAGTATTATTGGTAAGGTCACAACAATGATTCCGGTACACCAAGCTGCTTGTACATACTTTGACTTTTCAATAATTTTTTCAAATAAATTATCAATTCTTTTTCTTAGCTTCATTTATAACTTCTCCTATGTTTTGAAAATAATCTAAACGGAAACATTACTTTCAGTGTTACTAAAAATCCAATTACACTAAAGACCATTAATGACACTCCAATAATATATTCCACAATTACCACCTATCTACTTTCTCTACTACGATATCTTTCTTTGACTTAAGCTTATTAACAGCATATACTACTAACCAAAATGGTATAGCTACAATCAATGCAAGAACTACTGCTACGAATGAAATTGTTATTGCGCAGTAATCAATAAAGTCTGGCTTCTTGTCTTCCTTATACATACATTTCTTCATGATTTCTCCTCATAAAACCTTCTCGATTAAAATACCTAACTTTGAATCCACCCTGATAAGTTCCTGGTAATGGAATCATTGCATTGCTATTAATTACTATTTCGTTTTTATCATTACTTCTCTTCGCACCGCAATCAAGTATATGAGTTAGTTCATATAGATTAAATTTCTTTGGAATAGTGGAGAGCTTTAACACTACATGATAGCCACCTCGAGTTTCAATAATAAAGAAATAAATATTTTGACTTGTCATATCATTAATAAATTTATCTAATAAATAGCAATCTTTTTCTTTATCAATATCGAAATCAATATCAATAAAATGCTTACTACCACGAGCTTTCTGAATACAATTCATATATTCAATATCACCATGTCTCATTTTTGTCATCATTGTATTAGTATCTTTACCACCTAGACTAGCAATTAAAAGTTCACTACTAAATTGAGCCATATTTTTAGCAAACATATGATAAGCTTTAATCGTACTTGAAGGATTAATATTGAAATAGTAGACCATTGCTTTTCGAGGTATTTCAAGTCCATTACTTGTAGTATATGTTGGTGTTGATATATCAATTCGCTTTAGTATCGTTAAGAATTTTTCATCATTTCTAATTATTTTTCGAGCAAACATTTCAGTTCTGCTTAAACCATAGTAACATCTATCATCATTAGTGAGATATTTATTTCTTGCAGATAATGAAATAAATCTTACTTCATCATTAATGAGAGCTGGAAGCGTTTTTATAAACTCTTTAACTATTTCTTCGTCATATATAATACTCTTCATTCTTATAACTCCTTTGCTAATTCATAAGATTCATAAAAATAATCATATTCATCTATAAATGTAAATTCGCCATTCAATAATTGATATATAGAATAACCGGAGTTAGTTAAAATAATAATTACATCCTCTGCTGAGTTAACATAGAAGTAGTCTGCATGTTCCATTTCTGGAAATGTATTAGTTCCTGTTTCATTAATGTTATAATATTTTAAAACTTTCATTTATTTTTCTTCTTCAAATTTTTCCAACCACCTTTCAATGTGATCTACTCGTGCTTGAAAAGCATTGAGTAAGTCGTCTACAGTTCCCGCATTTTTAATTCTATAATATGTCTTTTCATGATCATTATGTAGACAACCGAATTGTGCTCTGTGCTCTTTCATAATGACTTCATTAAAATAAGTCTCTATTCCGTAACAATATTTACAGCGGTGATCAAATGCTCTACATAATATACAAGATGTACTTCCTCCAAATCCTGTTAAATGCATTGCAATGATATTAAATCCGCTGACTCCAGAATCTTTAATAGCTTGAATTTCAGCTATAGTAATACTTCGATACTTTTTAATCAATTCTAAAAAAGGCTTTTTATTAATTTCCATTCTAATTAACCTCCGTTTACTAATTTCATTAATAATATAATCAAATTATAAAAAATAGTAACTTTTTTAAATTAATTTCCACTCTACCCTAACTCTTAGTTTATTGATTATTACATACCCAATCACATCATTTCTGAGTATATCATATGAATCTATAGTGCCGTCTTTATGATTAATTTTTCCAATTTTAGTTTTATCTAATTCTTTTAGTCTTTTTGAAAACTCATTATTTCCTAAGTCTTTAATCATATTACAAATATTATATGTTTGTGTACTTTGCAAGAAGTATAAGACTTCTTGTTGTTGAGTTACTATCTTAGTCATTAAACTTTTCAATTGTCACCCACTCCTTTATATTTTCATTTAACTCTCTAATTTCAAGTTTATAATAGCTTTTTTTATTATATGAACTCATTGCATTTTGAGCTTGTTTAAGAGTTTTGTATGAATTTATATAATCTAACTCATGATCTAGAAAAGATATTCTTTCTTTTTGTTCACACATTTTTCTTGCAGTTACAAAATCACCTAGATTAATGTACATATCATAGAGATGTTGCCATGGCCAATTCTTACCATATACTCTAAAGTTTTTTTTCTTATTTCCAGCCTTTACATTTCTAGGTTTTTCTTCTGGACGAATAAATGTTTTAGCTTTCTTAATTTCTTTTCTATCAAATTTTTTATCCCAAAACATAATTCTCCTTACTTAATTCTTTCATAAAGGCATTAGTAAATACTTTACAGTGTTCGCCATTTTTTCTATAAAATGAAAAAGTTTTGTTTTCAATATCCCATCGAATATCATCAGGACCAATATTATGGAATACACATGCTCTCTGCATGATGTCATTATTAACATCAATCAAAAATCCATATTGATTTGTAACTGTATATTCTAAAGGTTTATGAGACTCATTCTCTGTAAGATAGCTGGCTGCTGTCATAAATCCTAGGCCAAATATAAGTACTAGAGCTATTATCCAAGGTGCGGTATTACTCTGCTGACTCATATCCGTGCTCCTTTAGCCATTTTTTAATTACTATAACTCTCTCTTTAATATTACCAAGCAACTCTGCCGGAGTTTCAGAAACGTGAATGTTATGCGCTGTTACGTCTAAGCTCTTATCAACACATCCTCCTAAATTTCCGAAACAAAATTTACATACATGTCTTTTATCAAAATGAATTGTATTAAAGCAATTTCTAGCGACTTCCCAAGCGGTCCAGCACAATATAAAATCATCAGTTCCTAATCCAAATTTTTTTTTCATTACATATCTGCCGAATTTATCTGGTAAATAAGGTGATCTTTTTGTTATATCTGAATCGCGATATCGCTTAAATTCATCTTCATATACTTTGATGTCTTCTATAGAAATATTTTCATAACTAGATAATAGACTTTGAAAAGCCTCTTTTATTTTTTTGTGCATTTCTACTCCTTAGTTTTCTCATCTTCAAACTCATCGTCAAATCCCTCTAACCATTCTTCTATATGATTAGCTCTTTCATTAAAAGCATTGAAAAGTTCGTTAAATGTCTGAGCTTCTCCAATATTAGCATATGTTTTTTCATGCACCCCTCCCACACAGGCATATTTCTTGCGATTTACTCCACATTCAATACCATAACATTTTGAACATTCTTCTTTAAAGGTTAAACATAAAATACAAGTTAGCGTACAGCCCCATCCAGTTAGTTCAGCTGCAACATCTCCCATGCAAAATTCACATTTACTAATTTTTTCAATTTGCTCCGAAGTAATACTTCGATATTTCTTAATCAATTCTTTAAATGGTTCTTTATTAATCTCTTCCATCTTTGAATCCTTTTAACCACTTTTCTATATGGTTAGCTCTTTCATTGAAAGCGTTGAGTAAGTCTTCAGCATCACGAGCATGAGATATTTTATAATATGTCTCTTCATGTCCATAATGTAGACATCCTAAGCCATTATAATCTCCAAAACCTTCATGATACGCTCCATAGCAGAACATGCAATTGCCATTAAACGCTCTACATAATATACAACCACTTCCACCAAAGCCAGTAAGCCTATACGGAGTAAACATTATAGACGACAATACACGAGCTTCACTAAGAGCGGAATCAATAGGATTAGAGTCAATATCATCTTCAATCTGCTTCAAAGTAATACTTCGATATTTCTTAATCAATTCCCTAAACGGCTCTTTATAAATTTTACTTCCCATTTTCGTCCTCCCAGATTTTAGTATCTTCATTATAAACCTGAATAATTGCTCCACCAAATTCGCGCTCAGTGTTATAAAAGTTAAACCATTTGATTGCTTCTTTTAGAGTAAGATTATCATTCATTACGTTCTCATCACGATTCATATTCTTACATCTTCTATAACATCTCAATACATATTCATGTGCTGCTGGTTTATCATAAGATTCATATCTGTAATATATGTCCATACTAAGTACTTCCATTGCACATACTCTATAAATTTTTTTCATCTTAATAACCTCCAAGTTATTTTAGTTCCTTAAAATATAAAAGATCTAAATATAATATAATTAGAAATTAAGAAATAGTAACTTTATTTTTACCCCTTTATTACTGCTAGCGGCATCAACTTAGTAACTACCTTGACAAGATCTTCCTGATTATACATAACACTATTAATATCTTTATAAGCACCAGGTGCTTCATCTAAATCTCTTTCATGTCTGATTCCATGAATGATTTCTTGATCATCTAATATTTTAATTTGCTCATTAAGGCTCAATTCATTTTGAGCTTTGGTTCTTGACATCAATCTGCCGGCTCCATGAGAGCAAGACATAAAGCTATCTGGATTTCCGAGTCCATTAACTATATACGATGGAGTACCTGGAGAGCCTGGTATAATTCCTATAGTTCCTGTTCTCGCAAGAGTGGCTCCCTTTCTATGAACTAAAACATTTTCGCCAAAGTGATTCTCCATTTGAGCATAGTTATGAGCTATATTAATCATGCTAGATAAATCAATAGTTTTCCAACTCATAATAATATCAAACGATTCTTTAATTCTTTCCATCATTAATGCTCTATTTGCAAAAGCATACTCAACTGCAAAGTTCATTTCACGAAGATAATTTTGAGCATATTCAGTACCAAACGGTAAGAATGCTAATTGATATTCTGTAGGAATTTGCGTATGCCAGATTTTGTTATTCTTAATAGCAATATTATTGTAATAATCAGCGATTCTTTTACCTAAGTTACGTGAACCAGAATGAACCATTACCCAAATATTCTCTTCTTTATCTTTCTGAATTTCAATGAAGTGATTTCCACCACCCATTGTTCCTAATTGTGTCATAGATGCTTCATAGCGACGAAAGCTAATTTCCCCGAGATCGTATCCAGTACGACCATTCATTAATTTTACCATTGCATCTATCTGAGGACTATTATGACTATTTTTTCCAAGTGGTATTCTTTTACGAATCTCAGCCATAATACGTAATATTTCATTACGTGGTATCTCATGTGTTTTCCATGGTGTTTTCACAGCACACATTCCACAACCAATATCAACACCGACTGCATTTGGAATTACCACATTTCTAGTCGCTATAACTCCGCCGATCGGCATTCCATATCCTTGGTGACAGTCCGGCATTAATGCTACGTGTTTAAATATGAATGGTAGAGATGCTAAGTTTCGTGCCTGTTGTAATGCTCCTTCTTCTATTTCATTAAATGGTAGCCAATGCTTGATTGGTTTTACTCCACTATCTTTTTCAAATATTACTCCGTTCATTTCATACTCCTAAATAGTTCTACTACTCTCCTTACGTTAAATATTCCGTAACGAGGTGTTTCAATTAAATTTAGAGAATAGTATACAAGCATATAATCAGATAAAAAATTATACTCAATAGTTACCCTTGTGGAAATACTGGTATAGCTCACTGAAATAAAATCCCCTATTTTCCTGTATTCGATATCCTCTAAGTTCTTGGCGTCACCATTATTTGCCCATTGAGCAATTTCAACCGCTATTTCTTGGTTTGTCATTAAATCTCCTCTTTCTCAAATATAGGTTTTACTAATCTCTTCATTAAGCTTTTCATTTATTTCTTCTTTCGAAGCTTCTATTTTCTTTTCCATCTTTTACAACTCGTTTTCAAGCAACTCAATAAACGTTGATAGTGTTATGATGAACTGAACGCTTGCCATAAGAAGCGGAATAAGTAATATCGGGTTACCAGTATTGAAAATAACAACCACTAATGTAATAATTAAAAATAAAAGAATGAATGAGCATGCGCCCATTATAGGTGTATTAATATCCATAATTTACTCCTCTTCCAATTCTTCTTGCACTTTAAAATAAAACGATAAAACTGAATACATCCAAAAAATCGCTGATATTACCATGGTAATTGATAATAAAATAGCGCTGCTAATAAAGTCAGTAATATTAGTTTCCGGGAAATAGGGATTAAGAAAACATGTAATAAATAAAGCAATTTGTGTAGCAGCTATTACACTTGCGACTAATAATCTTATTGTTGCTTCTTTCATTTTTCCTCCGTTTTTATAGATATCTACAAACACTAAATAAACCATATTCTTGAGCAATCTTATCTGACTCATCTATGAGATCAAATCCATTTGAATTAACTGAACCACTATAAACTATCCAGCCCCAATATGAATCTTTTTTGGCGCCAAGAGCTTTAGCCTCTCTCCATCGATTTTTAGGATACTTAATACCAACCCAGACACAATAAAGTTGATCACCTTTCTTACATTCTTCTTTTTTAGCTTCCATTCTAGCTCTAATTTCTTTAAACTGACTTTCGCTAATTAACATTTTTAATAAACCTCCAAGTTATTTATTTATAATTATAATATAAACAAATTACAAAAAATAGTAACTAATTTTTTAGAATTATAAACAACAAAAAAAGAGAAGGAACCTTGTAAAAACCTTCTCTTCCTGTACTCGGTACTTGATTACCGATTTTCTCTATCTTACTAAAAGATTTACTATATTAAGACTATCAAATATTATTGGAATTTGTTTTTTAAACTCTTCTAACATTGGAATCGCTATTTCTCTCATTTGCGGATGCGCTGCTAGTGAAGTTCTAAGTTTAAAAAAATGTAACCACTCTCTTAAATTCATCGTCATAACTATTTCTGTCTTCAATGAATTCGGGAGTACACTTCTCGCTTCTTGTGGACTTGCACCTAATTCGACTAATCGGATATATGCTTTTTCAATATGTCTCATCATATCTGCTCAAATCATATATTTGCTAGCATCGTCTACTGTTGATTCTTTTCAAAATATAGGTTCAATGAACGTTAATTCATTACCAAATTTATTTTTACTATAATTACAATATCTAGTGCTTTCCTGTGTGTAGCTTGCTAATCTATGTCTAACTATTTCGTGTGTTACTCCTCTATCACAAATTACTCTTACGGTAACAGAATAATGTTCTAATACTGATAAGTGACCTCTTTCAATTATCATCTTAACAAACTTAGCTGCAGAGTCTTCAGTTATTTTATCTTCACTTTTATATGCAGTTCGACCTGCCTTCTCAATATGTTTCAGTAGAGCTCAACCAACTATCTCCGATTCAATTTCAAAACTTGGTTTAATTATTTTCATTTATTTCTTTTTCCCTTATTTAATTGCAAGCTGATCTATAATAAACCAACCGAGATATATGCTGATCAGTTTAATTTCTTCACGAATTAATTCTTCACATTGATATTCAGCTGATTCAATATATAAATCACTAACGTGGTGTCTCTCTTGACCAATGATACCGAATTGAACAGTAAAATCTTCAAGGCTGTATTCTCCATTATTGTAGTCTCTCATAAAACTACTAGTAAATTTTTCCATCTTAGTCTCTCCTTCCCTTAGAATAATATTTCTGCATACTCTACTCTTCTACTATTCATCTCTTTTTTCCTTATGCAGTCTTAATGCTGCTTCCTTTTCTCTATAGTTTGCATAATGCTCATTGAGATTTTCTATAGCTTTGTCTATATTATTATTAAATATATCAAGTCCTTCGTCAGTTACCTTAACTAGCCAACTATATGCGCCTTGAAATAATGCTGCTGCACTTGCATAATCTTTCATTTTCTCTTCTAGTGTTCTTTCTTTAAACATCTTCTCGCTCCTCTACAATTTCAAATGAATCAAAGTCGGTACTAATACAAGCTCCACACTCTTCTTCTAATTTACAATTTATTTGATTAGGACACCAATCACAACTCCATGCAGGTTCAGTTGATATACCACACTTAGGACAGTGTTGGTGTTCAACTGTAGGATCTCCATCTTCATCTGGCATCCAGCCGAATGTCTCATCTGATTCAAATATATGTCCACAATTTGGACATTTTACCATTATTAATATTTTCATTTTTAGTTTTCCTCTATTACTCTAAAGGAATATTCTGGAAGCCAAATATCTGGCTGCTCTTCAATTAAACGTAACTTATATTGATGTTCTCTATGTGAAGTGTCTATATCAACAATAATATATTTTGATTTCTTTCAACTTGGACCATATTCTACAATATTTCTTATCTTAGACATTTCACACTCTCCCTTCTGCTAATATAGCATTTCCACAGGTAATTTTACTTTCATCTTCATCAAACGAAGGTATAAAAACTATGACATCAAAACCGGCTTCAATCAATTCCCTTTCTATTTGCTTATATGGTGTAAAGTATTCATATCCGCCGGTTGTTTTGATGTTATTTTTTATACAAGAATCTGTTAAATGCATTGGGGTTATTTTAACCATAAACTTATCAGGATTAAATAATGTTCTAAGTTTAGCAGCATCAATTTCATACTCATCAGCTAATGCAAAATTAAGAGCGTATTTTCTACCAATTGGATATGGCATCATATTGCCTAATGTTGAAATCTCCTCTAATGTTAATGCACTTCCTGAAAACATTTCTTTTCTTTGAAAATCTGATGTTGAATTAATTGAAAATTGTAATCCAGCATTTCCAAGATATGTTGTATTTTTAATGAAACACCACTCTAAAATAAATTGATATAAACGTCTATTATTTTTTGGTAGCATGGTTGAGATTACTGGATGAACTATACTATCGCCTAAGTAATGTCTTGTAATCTTCTTCAATACCTTTGCATGTGATAGTACATCCGCATTAAATGTTGGTTCTCCCATTCTTGCATAATGTATATTTAGTCTTTTTGTATGCTTAACTTCTGGATGTAGCATTAGCGCTTGTTCAATCTGATTAAATAGATCATTACTAGTAGCGTTAATACCTGGTCCAACTTTAGGTACATCACAAAATGTACAGCCCATTGAACAGCCATATTGAGTTGAAATTGTTATAACCCATTTCTCTTCTAATGGCATTACACTTCCATTTGAAACACCTTCAATTTCTTTAGTTAATCCAAGAAACTCAGCTTTAACATTTTGCTCTTTTCCATAATCACCAATTGATAAGAATTCAAGCGGCTTTCCTAAGTCTCCATTAATTATACAAATATGTCCTGTCGGTACTTTTCTAGTTTCCATAATTTTTATAAATACCTCACTGACCATTCATCAGCATTATTTTTATCTGCTCTGAATATTAGATTATTCTTATCGCCGGTTCTTATTGTTAATGTTTCACCAATTGTAATAGAGCTAACTGGTCCACTCATCCATATATTTTGGATGCCATTATAGAGTCCATATACTATAATTTCTAATTCGCGTGTTTTCATTTTATTTCTTCCTTCTTACTAGTTTCCCGTTAGTAATTTCCATATCTTTCCCAATCTTCTTGAGCTTCCCACCAATTAAAATGTGACATCGGATGTAGTTTATGCTGAGAATTTTTATTTAGCTTTCTAATTTTTAACCAGGTTTTAATATGAACAGGCAATGAATAAGTTGAGTCTTCCCATCTTGCATCCATCCATTCATATAACTCTATATTAGTCAAATTATGACGATATTGTTCAATTACAGTATCAAGTTCGGCATATAAAAATCCCAGCTCATCTTCATCAGTTTGTCCGTCCCATAATCCTGCAGTAGGTACTTTATTAAGAATCTCTGCTGGTAGTCCTAATTTCTCTCCCCATTTCCAAACTTCAGTCTTTGTAAGATGAACTATTGGAGCAATATCTCCAGCAGCGTCACCATATTTAGTTTCATAGCCAACAAGTGTTTCTGACATATTACAAGTATTTAAAACGAGAGCGTTAAATCTTGCTGCTGAATTATAGAGTTGTGTCATCCTTATTCTTGCCATAATGTTTCCTTTACGATAGTTGTCCTTTTCTGAAAACGAATCAACCGTTTCTTTAATGCTCATTTCAATATAATGTCCATCTAGTCCAAGACTATCAAGATAATCGTCAGCAGGTATTAAATTACCTACATGCTCGAAATACGGAAGCTTATATGCAAAAACATGATCACTTCCAACTGCCATTACTGCCAACACTGTAACAAGTGCGGAATCGATTCCTCCAGAATATCCAATTATGTAATTCTTTTTTCCTGAGTCTGCTAATTTTCTCTCTAGGAAGTTAATTACTTTTTTAATTGGTCGATTTTCATTTAAAATTCGCCCATAGTTTACCTTACTATACATCTATATACTCCTCGTTTTCTTTAATTTTTAAGTTATGTCATAACTTTTAACATAATGTGGTGTTGGAGAGTCATCTATTCTCCATACATCTATTTTTGTACCAGAAAAAGATACAGAAAATAGAGTTTCAGGAAGCTTTTCAAACTTAAAAACCACATCAACTATTACTGTACTGGGTGGTGTTAAAATATTATTTATTCCTATATGCGATAGCTCTTAAGGTTCCTTTTTCACATACAACAGCTTTGAGCTCTGAATTGATATGCATAATACAATTATACTTAAATAAACTATGATTAAAAAGTATAATTCTATCACCTCCGTAGCCTTGTCTAATAGTAATACTAAGATTCTCCATTTACATGCTCCTTCATAAATTCTAAATAATTTTTATTTCTACACATTGCCTTCTCAGGTGTATCTGATATTTTTACAACTGGCATTCCATTACACATTTGCATTTTAATTACAATTGACAATGGCTTTATTCCATCACAATCATTAGTGAGATTAGTTCCTATACCAAATGATATTTTAATTTTACTCTTAAACTTATCAAAAAGTCTTTTTGCTTTAACTAAATCTAACGAATCACTGAATACAATTGTCTTTGTCATCGGATCAATGCCTAGCTTTTTATAATGCATAATAGTCTCTTTTGCAAAATCTTCAGGATCGCCACTATCATGTCTAACTCCATCAAACATTTTTGCTAAATCAGCTGTAAAATCTTCAAAGAATTTTTTACTTCCAAGAGTATCTGATAATGCTATTCCTAGATCGCCTTTAAATTCCTTTGCCCATAAATATAATATATCTTTCTGATGAGTAGGTAGTGGGAGTAATGCCTGTGCAGCCATTATTACTTCATGTGCCATTGTACCAATTGGTGTTAATCTATGCTTCATTGCAAAGTGAACATTACTTGTCCCAACAAACGTTACAGGACTTATTCCATATAATTCCGAAATTACTTTATCTTGATTTTCACGACTATGTCGTCTTCTTGTACCAAAATCTGCAAAATGAAAACCATCTGAACTAATATCTTCGGCATAATTATACTTTTTAACTAAACGATTTCGCGCTTCAACAGTCGTATGATACCAATTACTTTGCTCCTTTAAGTCGTTTTTTTTATGATAAATTTCAGATATAATTGCAAGTATAGGAACTTCATATAATATAGTATTAATCCATAAGCCTTTGATTGTAATTGCAAGTTGACCATCTTTCTCAGTTACTCTTACTTCTTCCTCAGGATTAAATTTAAAGTTATATAACCAATCAACATAATCTTCTGATAAGAACCTTAAATTTCTAAGATAACAATCTTCATCAGATGTAAGCTTTAAAAATTGTAGGTTACTTATTGCCACAGCAATATCGAGTTTATACGATCTTAAGTCAACATCAGAACGAATTGATAAGTCGTATTCGACCTCGACATTATTAAAGTTATGCAATACGAATTGTTGCATCGTAAATTTATATAAGTCGTTATCTAGGATACTATTAATAATACTCATTATTTAATCTCCTTATGATGTTTTTTAATTCTTTTATACGATTCATAAGAAGCAACATCAATATGATGAAAGTATTTACAAAAGCAATACGGACATTGCATAATCACAACTACATCATCATAATGATAATTAAATCCAATTATATTTGGCGAGTTATTTTCAGCATCTATTTCGGTAACATGACTTCCACAATCAGGGCAGGTGTAAATACCTGCATTATATTCTGCACCGGAGAGAGGTCTCTTGTCGCTTAATTCTAACTTAAACTTTTTACTTGCCCAATTTTTACCAGGAGTATATTTAATTTCAGCTTCATGTTGATGAAACATTACCCTTCCAGTTTTAGGTTTGGTTTCTGCTACTTCAACACTAACAAATATTCTTCTTGGATCAGGATTTGCTGGATCAATTGTATCATTATAAAAATTAAGTATCTGCTTTCCACATTCCTCTTCTGTTAAGGTTTTGCAATCGATACCTTTTTCGTCCAACCATTCACCAAACCAGCTATCCCTGAGCTTGCTATAATGTGAATAGTCTATTTTTTCATTATGTATCCCTGCTGCGTATTCAACATTTGGATGCTCTGGCACCCGATAAAATAATTTAAATACATTCATTTTTTTTTAATAAACCTCCATTTATTAATTTCTACATATATAATATAATATAATTACAAAAAATAGTAAAAATTTTATTTTTATATCTCGAAGACAACATCTTCAGAAAACGCAACTGTAATATATTCATAATCATATACGAGTTTTTTAATATACTTTATAAACTTTTTATCGTCTATGCTAGCAATTAAATCAAGAAGAACAACTATTTGTCTGCAATCTGATCTGCCATACTCAATTAATTGAACCATTCCATCAAGCACACCCTTAACACAAATATCTCCAGCAACTCCAAATATAAATATTTTATCGATATTGTACATATCATCTATAATATCAGCTTCAAATGCACTATTACCTTCAAATACAGAAAACTTGTTTTTATAATATACGGAAGCAAACGGCGGCATAGATTCTTCAAGTATTGCTTCTGAGGAATATTCATTTCCTGTTGCATGATCAATAAGCCACGATCCTTCAGTATTCCTAATACAATGTGGAGGAAAAGTATTAGTAAGATCTGGATGTGTTGAAATCTCTTCATCATCGTAATCATGTAAGTCTGCTGTATACCATATTTTGTGATTCGTATCAAGAGCTCGCATGGCTCGATACATAAAGTCATTTACTTCTTCTTTAATATCTTCTGCTCCAGGAACATATAAAGCTCCATTTTTATTCATAAAGTCATTTTGTAAGTCAACTGCAATTACTAATGTTTTTTCCATAATTTTATCTATTAATCTCCTCTATTGCTATTTTAATTGATTCTTTATTCTTTTAAGAAGCTCTTCCTTGTTACCTGCAAAATCTGGTTATAGTTTCAACTTCTATTTCTTCTATCAGTCCCCTGAATATTTCTTATTATGTTACCCAAATACCTGTTCTCATCGTAAACTCCAAAAAATAAAATACCCCGATCAGATGAGTAACATCTAAGTGTTTTCATAATTTTATCTATTAATCTCCTCTATTGCTATTTTAATGAAGTCCAAAATATCATTATTTTCAATTAGATTATAACAAATGAATTTATCTTCAAGATAACCTTGCATATACTCTATACTATCATCTATTAATAAATCAATGTTGTTCTCTTCACAAATCTCAGCTTTGATTGTCCACCACATTTCATCAGAAGGAATCCACCAACCATAAGAATTGACTGTAATATCAACCTCTGGCCTTGTTCTACGTACATGATCAATAACTGAGAAGAAGTCTTTAAATATGCTTAAACTATATCCATACTTCTGCTCTAATTCTTCCTTCATCTCGTCTACAGGTGTACCAGATATTACATAAATATCATGTCCGGCAGCCAATAATTCATTGACCACCGGAATTATATTTTGTACATCTGATAATACACCATGTATATCAAATGCTATATTCATTTATGCAACCATCCTTAGCTGACTATTCATAAAACGATGTAACAATTTCTGTGATTTAATTGCTTCAGAATAGTTCTTCAACATTATATAATTACTAATGTAATTCGTTGCTGTTGAATAGAGTGCCCAGAGAGTATCTTGCTTAACATCTTCACTGTTGTTAAGTAAATACTTTTCTACGATAACCGGATAGTGCTTGATGAATGCTTTGTTAAATCCCATTAGCTTAAGTGTTTCAAGCATTGTGTCGTTGAATTTAACTTCCTGCATACGATATATTGATTGAGTTAATTCATTAAATTCAACCATAACCTTTTCATATGTTTCTTCAAAATTCAATTTCGTTACAATTGAAGGTGTGTGAATCATTTTCTGCATATTGAACTTTACACCAACTAACATTCCGTTTAAACATTTGAAGCGATATGCTCCGAAAAGAATTCCAGCTGGTAAACTACCATCTGTAGAATTGAATATATCAATTGTAGGAGCAATATCTGATCCGTCAACATTTACTCTTACGTCATCAAAAACTACATTTCCGTATGCGCGATTCCGTCCTGGTCTTTGATCAATATATAGTTTTGGAATTGAAAAATTAACATTGTGTTCATCAAGCACTTTCAACACATTATCAAAAACTTCTTTATGTTGAGTTAAATGATAGCGATCACTTACAATTGTAACAATTCCCTCTTCTGGAGTGAGATCTCTCATTGCTCCACTCTTTTCGATTATTCGTCCAGTTCTGCGAACAGAATTGAATCCATTATAACCCGGATCATTAAGTGCATCTTTTAGTGAAACTATCTTTGTTTCGGTTGCACCAAAAATTGCAGGTAGATCTGCTCTTTCTACATCTGTAAAATGCACTGACATATTTTTCTGTGCAGCTGCAACTGGATAAATCGTATCTACTTTTGCTTCCATTTTAGTCTCCTTTGTTTTTTATTTTCATAATTATAATATAAGATAAAATCAAAAAAAAGTAATTTAAAAATTAAATTAAAAAAAGAACCGCTCAACTTATGCGTAATTTACGACATGTGGTTGAGCGGCTTGGAGGCTCTTTTTTATGGTAAGAAAATTTTTTTTAATAATTAATTTACTCCAGAGAAAAATTGAGCAGTTTAGGTACATCCTCATACTCAGGAGGCAATCTAAGCAGGTCTGGAGGTATACCTACTCAGCTAAATCATTATTATGATTTTTCATAAACCAGCATCTTGCTAATTCTTGTAATTCTATTTTTATTTCAAAAATGCCAAATTTGTTATTAACTGTTGGAAGACCCATATCATCGCCATCAAAATACAAATTTAAAACAACTCTTTTACTTGATAAGTTGTTTGGATCGTTAGTATCAATTGTTGCGTGTGCTTCAAGTTCTATGAATTCTGGTATAGCATCTTCATCTTTAAGATCGTAAAAGTTTAGATCAAATCCGAGTATTTCAAGATCTTCTACTGTTATTGCAATTCTGCTATAACTTTTTAACTCTTTAACTAAATCTCTAATTGTTCTTTTCATCTTAATAACCTCCAAGTTATATTTTTTTAAATCTACATTATATAATATAAGAGGAAAGTAAAAAATAGTAACAAAAAAATAAATTAATATCCAAATACTTTATCAACTAATCTTGAATATTCTCTAGAGCTAAACTCATTAGGATTTAATAGAACTTTATTATCTCTCTTCTGTGGTTTAATTATTGTGATCACTTCATCTTCAGTATGTAATGAATTTTCTAAGAAATCATTTAGACGTTTTCGCGCACTATCAACATTCATTCCATATAGTGTTCGAAGACCTGTTGTATCATTTGTTCTATGAGCTAATTCATCATTATTATGTCTGTCTAATTCAATGGAACATTCGACAATATCATTTACGTATTCAGTTAGTGCGACTATAAAATTTCTTTTATTAATGTTCATTTATTTTCCTCTTTGTATCAAAGATTAGTTCTTTTTATTTAATCTTTAAGCTTATTCCTGTATTTTTAGATATGTTATCTTCAAGCTCTGAGATATTTTCAATCTTTGTTCTAAAGATTGATTCCTTTCCACAGTGTGAACAACGAGCTTGAAAATAAACATCACCACAATACAGACTTAAATTTTTTACTATTGATATTGCGCTATCAAACGGCTTATAATCTCCATTACAGTATACACATTCCATTCTTTTACCTCGAATACCTATCGGCTATTCCTGATGAAGCCCATGCTTCATCTTTAATTTTAGATTCAAAACCATAAGCACCGCACATTCCTACAATGCCTTTAATGAATTTACCAGATTTTCCACCCTCTGATAAGTCTAAATGAATTTCAAGCTTATCAATATCTATACCATTTGCAATTAACTCTTCTGCGACTTCAATTGACATTGCAGCTTCTTTATATAATTTTTCAGCGAGTGAATATTTTTTATCTTCTCTCATTCTCTTAACAAAGAAAATTCCACCGTGACCCTCATTTATAAGAGCTATTACTTGTACAAATACATGACGTCTTCTTTTAGCTTTTTGACTATCACAGCCAATTGCAAGATATCAACCTGCTGCCATTTTCTCTTTAATTGTATTAAGTATTTTGCTAAAATCTTCTATAATCTCTCCACTTCCTGTAATATACATAATCTGTAAACTTCCTTCTTTTTAATTCATTCTATTATTATAATATCAGATAAATCTATGCCATATATTTTTTGTAGTTTTTTAATTCCACTTCTTCTTTTAAAGTCCAAATTCCATCCAGATGCAATTGAGTAATCATTTATAGTAGCTAATAAAAATTCTATTCCAATAGAACTTACTGAGACAATATCAGTACCTTCATACTTTCCTAATTTAATATAACTCTCGTATTCATCTTTAGCTTCTACATCAAAAATAAATTTATCTAATTTCAATAATATATGAGATGGTACATGCGGGTGAATTTTACTATTATTATTTTCTTTTAACTCTTCTATAATACTACGATTCTCTGACATCATCATACTCATGCCATTATAAAAATAAACAATTTCAACTTCACTTAAGTACTCTGAATATTTCTTTTCTATATATCGTAACATTGCTAATGCTGCAATCCCGCAACCGCCTCTATTAATTGATTCAACCTTGTTAGTATTATGTATTAATATAATCTCATCAATTATTTTTCTAGTAATTCTATTACTTACCATTTTTAATAAACCTCCGTTTTATAAAAATAAGATAATTATAATATAGGCAAGTTATAAAAAATAGTAACTTAAAAAAAGTATGTAAGCGAAGAATAAACATTTGCCATACTAACTTTTGTCTGTCTTCTGGCTTAAATTGAGCATCATTGGTCATCATTGGTCATGACCCTCTACTCTTCATTTTTGCCTTCGATTGCTTACATACTTTGTTAATCTATCTGGTACCCGACATAGGAATTGAACCTATAACCTTTTGAATGTAACTCAAATGCTCTTCCAGTTGAGCTAGCCGGGCATATATAATTTATTCTTTTGGCGTATCGTCAACCTTATTAATATCTATGATCTTGTAACTAAGTACAGTTTCTTCAAACGGTTTGTAAAATTCAATAGTATCTTCATCAAATTCCCAGCCTAGATCAAATATTGATTCATCTCTATTTGCTTCAGCCCAACCATATCCAATATAATATATTTCACCATTTGAAATTCTAAACTCTTTTATTACTGTTATTTCATCCCACCATCTATGAGGATCTCTATCGAGTTTTGCACATTGTGTTCCACATTCCCATAGTATTTCAAGTCTCTCATTAGCTGTTGGTTCTGAGTCTTTTGGCCATTTTATAGCAGCATATTTATTCAATACTTCTATTACTTTACTATTCATCTATGTTCTCCTTTATTTTAGATACAAAATCCCAAGACAATCGAGGTTCTATTCTACAACGATTTATAATCGATTCAGACTCTTCCGGCTGGGCTACACTAAAATCAACTACAATATGCTCTGCGGTTTTAAAAGGTTTAATATAGATATCGATGTCAATTCGCTCATCATCAAATAATCTATCATACACCTCTTCAACAATATTGTTTTCATCTAACATTGACTTTAACTGATCAGTAGCTTCTTTTCGAAGAAGTTCTTCTTCATTTTGTTTTGCTTGAAGTCTTTTTACTTCATCTTCAAACAAATCTATAGCTTCTTGTAAAACGTGAGGCTCTTCTTTTCCTTCTATCCATTCTCCTGAACTATAAATACTTAGGAGATCACCGTCTAGCATTCTATCATAATCAGCTATCATCTTAATGAAGTTTTTACTTGCACTATTGACGAAATCGCTAACATCATTAATTATATAAATCGGCTTTCTTGCTGCAAATGCTACTCCAATATCAAAATGACTTCCAGTACTTCCTCTATCATACCACATCCAAACCTCATCACACGCTTCAATTGCATTTGAATTCTGTAAACAGATTTCTAGCTCATTAACTGTTTGATCAGTACAAAGCAGCGGATCATAAACATCAACTCCTTCATTATACATCTCTTCTCTAAACTCTTCAATTGCTCGATTGATTTCGTCGTTTGTACGCCTAACTGGTCTAATTATAAAAATCTTCTTGTTTTTCATAGTCTTTTTTATACCCTACCTAAATATTTTTCTCTTTTCTTATTCCACTTTTGAATAAATTTCATTTTTAGTTTTCCTCTATTACTCTAAAATCTAGTGAATACTCTTTTTTATATTGCTCTTCACTGTATGTCATTTTTAATTCCTCTTCACTACATCTATAATCAACATGAAGTTTTTTAATTTCCATCGGAAATTTCATTGTTGATACAGCACCTTTAAATTTTTCACTATTACATTTGTTAAAATAATACTCATCAATATAAAGATTATTCCAAAAAGATTTAGTTGGCATTACTGGTCGTCCTGATAATGCTGTAATTGGGTAATTTCTACCCATATGAACTATTCTCTCTTTAACATCTTTTTTAAACTCTTTGAACCCTTCAGGGTCATAATCTATTAAAGATGAACAATATTTATTATATAAATTTACAATCTTATTAAAATAATTCCTTGCAGAAGCTTGTGAAAAAGCCAATAAATATGAATTAGACTCCTCAACTAAAAGCTCAATCAAAGCTTGAGATTTTCCTACTTGTCTGTTCGTAATTAATAATCCACTGCGATTTTCTCTAAGTCAATCTTTAATGTAATTTACGTTTTCTCTATTACAAAAATCTGATGTGTCAAGATTGTATAATAATGACTTGTTAAAATTAATTCTATTCATTTGTTCTTCCTTTTTTCCTCTTTTTTTTCCTCTTTATCTTAATGATTGCACATCTGATGCTCTCATTACTAATACTTCCTATCTTTGGTGAGTGTAATACTTTTCGCATATATATATTTCTTTATTCAGCATTTAATTGAAGAATTGAAACAACCATTTCTTTTGTCATAACATAAATTTCATCTTCTAAATTTTGAATTGAATCTCAAATAGATTCTCTCGAACAATTTTTAATACTAAGTCTTTTTCGCAACTCAAGTATATCTCGTTCAATCTCTCTTATTCTATTTATTTCACTATATGCATGTTTTTCTACAATATTCATATATTTTATTTTCCTTCTTCTAATCTTTTACGTATATCTTTAGCATAACCTGCTAAATAATCATTGGAAAATTCTGCTTCATCATCAGTTGCTCCTGCTATTTGTACTAATTTTTCGACTTCACCACATGGAATTGCACAATCTCTTAATAATAGATATAGAAATATATCTAGCTTTTTCTTACTCTTTATCATTTATTTTTATTCCTTTAAATTTTATTGGTACGCCTAGATAGAGTCGAACTATCATCTACTCGCGTATCAGACGAGCCTCTTACCGGTTGAGTATAGGCGCACATATATATAATTAATTAGTACACTCTATTATACCATATATTTTTGTCTTAATTTCAATTTCACATTTAGCTATTTCCTCATAATCCACAGGCCAATTATTTCCTAAAGCAGTCTTCCATACTCCAGAAGCTAAACCGTCTAATTCTCTAATCTTTTCTATAAGCTCCATTATCTCTTCTACAATATCCATTACCTATACCTCCTAATTATAATATAGTTAATTTTCAGAAAATAGTAAAAATTAAAAGAAATGGCAGGCTCAGTAGGATTCGAACCCACATCAAAGGCTTTGGAGACCTTTATTCTAGCCATTGAACTATGAGCCTGTGTTCATTGTATAATTAATAATACTGCTATACAACCCTGATTTCCATTTAAAGTTTCATAATTATACCTCCTCGTTATTAAGTATATCTTTCATTATATGATATGTTTCTTGATCATCACAATTAAAAACAATCTCTCTTACATAATCATATCTTCTATCATAATCATAATGATAAGTTGAATATGAAGGAGTGTATAATACTAATTCTCAGCCATTCTCTAACTTATCATTAACAAGCTTTTGGAGTTCTGATAATGATTTTGCAGTAATTATTCTATAAAAACTTCTTTTAAGAAACATTTCTTTTTACTCCCTATTTTCAATAGTTCTTAAAAAACTAACTCTCGTTATATTAATTTTTATCTTAAAACCTCTTTTTTAATAATTTGGTGGAACTGGTCGGAATTGAACCGACGTCCAAAAACAAGCTAACTGTCAACTTACTTACATACTTAGTCAAATTATATTATTTTTAATTCGCCTTAACGTTTGCCTGACTTGCCACTAATTAAAGCATAGATAACTTAAGTTTTCGACTAGCTATAGTTGATCATCAAACTAGCTTATTCATTTTTAATGACGGTATACAAAAGCAACTGAATGAAATAAACAGTATACTTAATTACCGGCAGACTATGCTGCTAATTGTAAATTGTTTGCGTTTAAGCTTTGTTTAACGTTTTTTAACGTGATTGAGTTAAACTATCCACGGTATGTGCCGATTCAATCTTCTCTATCTCTGTCGAAACCATTACAGCCCCATTATTTATTTACTTCAAAAAATGACTCTATTGTCCAAATATCATTACGCTCTATTCTATTTTCGTTTTTGTAATAGGCTGTTTTTACAGCAGCAATGAACTCTATATAAAGTTTTCTTGATATTTTAAATTCTTGATAATTTGAGCTCTCTATAAGTAGATTTTCTTCCACATCATTATATAACTTATACGAAATTAAAAGATGCATTCCTGAATCACTTGAAACAGATACTATAATTTTTTGATTCTTTTCATTTACTTTTGAAAATACAACCTTTACCCAACCCCTCCAACATGATAAAAAATTTACTGCGGAATCCCAATCACCTTCTTTTATACGTTCAATAATCTTCTCTGCAAGCTTTTCATATTTAAGTCCTTTCTTTTTACCAAACATAATCTACTCCTCTTCTCCAAGATAATAACCATCATCTTCCAAATCTTCATCCCGGGTAGGATCTACTAACTCTTTGTCTTCAAGAGTTTCACACACTTCCATTAAAGTATAAAGTAAATGATCGTAATCACCACTTTTGCACTCATCTAGAACTTCTTTGATCTCTTCTTGAGTCCAGTTTTCTTTTCGAGCTTGCTTTTGAAAAGCTCCCATTAGTGCATAAGCGTTTCCATCTAAGCCTTCTAATTTTAAGTTTACTGTCTTTTTAGCCATTCTATAGCCTCCACTTTTTAATTAATAAACATTATCTTACGAATATCCATGAGTATGTCTAGACCTGCAAAATAATACCTTCCACCTGTTATAAATCGATCTGCAGCATGAAGTCCTTTTTCCGCGTTCATATAATTATACAATTTTCCTAAAGCATGACAACACAAATCTTTGTATGATTCAACTTTTTTTCCGTTACTTACACCATCTGCATCTACTTCAAATATGAGTATTTTAGGACCAACAACATTTGTGCTTTCTTCAACTGCTCTAAACATAAAATATTCTTTCTTTACCATCTTAATAACCTCCAAGTTATATTTTTTAAATCTTACATAAATAATATAAGGTAATTATAAAAAATAGTAACAAGTTTATTTTTGCTTTAAGCGGCTCCTCCTGAAGTTATAGCTCTTCTAAAACTATACATAAAGAATGCTTTCACTACTTCTCTTTCTTCTAAATGCATTTCTTCTAAATCAAGAATAGATTCATCTGTTTCTTTAAAATATCTAAATATAAAAATTCTTCCATCTGCATGTACTCTAAATGAATAAATACATTTTCCACTTATACAATATGCATCAATTACTTCATCATTTACGACAACGTAATCAAAATTATATAATATTGGTAATGGATGTTGCCAATACGGATTATATTTAAGTGAACCGACTGTTTTCTTCCAGACTCTAATTAATAACTTTTTATCATCTATCAGCTTATTGAATATATACTCTTTAAAATTTTTCATTTATATTCCAGCCCACAAACAACTATCTTGATGGAAAATTTGATATTTTATATCATGACGATTTTTTCTAATACAGCTTTTATGAGCGAAAAATACTCTCTCAACTGTGAATGGTGTGTGTGGAATATAAAACCAATCAATTTCTTTTGCTCTTTTAAACTTGAGAGAAATATATTGTCCACAAATATCACATCTTCCTCTTCCTAATTTTATGTGTGTACTAGCTGTCTTTCTTTTTCTCTTCATTACTTTCTCCTTTATTTTTTTATTCTTGTTGTACACTTCTTATACTCAACCCATGTATTTTCTATACTAAATGGAGTATCAGGAATATAGAACCTTATTATTTCTCCAGATCTTTCTTCTTTCAAAGAGACGAACCGCCCACAGACGGTACATCTTTCATTTATAATTCGTCTTTTACACATTTCTTTTCCCACCACATTAAATAATCTGATGACTTGGCTTTGAATGATAATGCTGGATAATATTTATTACTCCAAACACACCCTTCTCTAATTTGCTCGTCATTTAATAATGATTTCCCATTTGAGTGCTTAAGTATTCCATCTACATCATGAAATTTACGAAGCGTTGATTCCTCTATAAATGGTACAGTTTGTAAGTGCAGTTTCTTACATAAAGCTTTTAGTGTAGAAAATTCAATCTTTCTCTTTTGTAGCATTTTGTATTTTTTCAATATTGTTATACTATATACATAGAATCTAAGACCTTTCAATCCATAAACATTTTTCTGGATTCCGGGTCCAACAATTTCACCTTGAAGAGAAATATCCATATCACATCTAAGACACTCATTTTTCAAATTTTCTTTGATAGCATACATATCTGCAATTTTCCACCAATTTGAATTATCTGGCTTTGGATGCCTAACATTATGTGAATAAACGTTAAATGTATTTCTTTTGAATAAACCTTTATTAACTCTGTATTCAAATGTAGCTGCTTGACCTTCAAGTTTTTCTGTTAATATCCAATCGTCAGGGTAGCCACCTGAGCGTCCATCACTTTCAGTAAGAATAAGCATATCATTATAAACGACCTGAATATTTTTTTCATCAGCTTTATTAATGTCGGCCGGGTAGCTAACATTGTATTTTTTTTTCTTTATTCCAAATAGCTTTCTGAAAAACTTAACAAATTTATTTTCAGGTATATTAGTAATTTCAAGCTTAAGTTCAGGATCATATTTTCTAATTTGAAGAATTTCAGTAACATCACTTCCTTCGTGAAGTAATTTCATACAAGTCTTAGGTATTACTTTAATTGAAAATACAATTCCTTGACTAAATACTCCAGCCATTTTCATATTTCTAATTCTAAAACCTTTCCACTTAGGACTATAGCATCTACTTCTTAGAAATTCAAATGGCTCCCATTCTGGTAGAATAGTATCATATTGAATATAGACACACAAATCACGCTCTTTGAATTCACCTTTACCAACAATAACTTTCCAGCCTTGAATTGTTGCAAGTTCGATTCTGTCTCTGTCCTTAATTGGTTCAATTTTTAGAATTCTTTGAACGCTTGCTAATTTTCTATCTTCCATTATTTTCCCTCGCTTTTAATTATCTCACAATCATGATAGCTTAAATTTCTAATTGAAGTTCCACACTTAATTAAAAACTCTTCAAATCTACAAACTACATCATCTGGTGATTCGCTTTCTATAATAGTAAAATATATCTCATCTCTCTTACCAAAGAATCCATATCTAAACTTATACATAATTTTAGGATTATTCTTATTCGTAATCGACTTAATTAATTTTAGAAGCAACTCCCAAACTTCATCTAAATCATCAAACCAATCATCATTATCAGCTGCAGAAATCAACACCCAGTAAATCATTCCACCTATTAATTGTAAAATTATAATTCCGAGAGCACAATCGGTTAATGAAAATACAACAATATTAAATACAATTGCTATTGCAATAAAAAAACAACTACCATTATAGCTTTAAAACTATCACTTATCATTTTTACTCCTTCTTTTCAATTTAATAGTAATAATTATAATTTAATATAAATTACAAAAATAGTAACTATTTAAAAAGAATAAAATGGCGGAAGAGGAGGGACTCGAACCCCCAACGCCATAGACGCCACTGTTTTCAAGGCAGCTAGACTTCCCCGCTGTCGACTCTTCCATTTTATTTTCTACCAATGATACTTTATATCAATTTCATAAAAGTTTTCTTTAAGTCCTATCTCTTCAATCAACCACTTATCAACAACATAAATATCTCCCTGTGTATATTCTATAAGTGTTCCATTACAATATTCTGGTATGTCTGAATATCTATCAATAAATTTTCTACGAACATCTTCAGGCATGTCCCAACAGTCAATATACTTTTTCATTTCTTAATCCTTAATTTCTTCTGACCAAAAATAATCTAAATCTTCTATAGTAATTCCACGTTGTTCTAAAAGTTTATCAAATTTAATTCTTATATCTCTACCGTCAAAACCTGGAATTGTAACTTCGTCATCAACATTTAAATAGCTGTAATGTATTTTAAGTTTCATTTTCTACCACGTATCTACAGATTCTATTGCAGTACCTATCATTAAGATAACAACTCCGATGACAATAAAGCCAAAAATATATATCGCTAAATACGAATCTGGAGACATAGCACTTTGAGGATTACTCATTGCTATATATGTTAAAGCACTCCAACATATAATAATAATTACCGATATTCCAGACATTATCCAAGTTTTCATTTTCTAATCCTTTAACTCGAGAGAGCTTTTAATCTTGGCATTTTCATTTCCTTCTATAAAATCAATAGTCACTTCACCAAAGTAAGGATCGGCTCCATTTTCAATTAGCCAATCATTTATTATTTTTCGATCATCTTCAATCTCATAGTACATTCGCTTACGTTCATGACCGACATAACGATTATGATTCCAACCAGGAATTGCTCTTGAATTCAAATTATAAAAAGCTCTTTGAACTTCTTTAGACATATCTTTGAGAAAAAATCCCTCTTGATATTCTATTTCTTCATATTCTTCTAGCTTTTCTTTAAGTTCAGAAACTTCGTCTTCAAGATTAACTATTTTATTTTCTAGTTGATCAACTTTATTCAAGAGCTGGCCATAATCCATAGCACCTTCATCCTTTTCTAAATAGCGTTTACACATATTTTTAACCTCTAAATATATTGGCGCGAATAGAGTGAATTGAACACTCGTCGTAGGATTTAGAGTCCCGAGCTTTAACCACTAAGCTATATTCACACATTTAATTCTTCTTCTCTTTACATTAAAATCAATTGCTCGAATAGATCAAATCTATCTGTCAATGTTGCAATAGCTGTTAGCTCGTTATTCAAATCAGGTTCACAAAATGATTCAAAATGTGGAAGATTTTGACCAAACGTTGATAAGTATTCAAATAATGAATCTTTATCTTTCACATATAAATATACTAATGTGTTATCCCAATCAGCACAATCATTATTCTGAACATATTTAATTGCAGCATGCCCGGCTTGAATTGCTTGAGCACCTTTTGAATCTAAATCTCTTCGAACTAATACGTATAGTTTCTTAGACGCATCTGGTGTTACTTCAATTACAGCTTCTTCTGTAGTTAGCTTTGATACTCTATCTTCAAATTGTTCTTTAATACGCTTAATTTCTCGTCTATTAGGCATATTGTTTTCGTGGCATTTTTCCTCAATCTTTTCATAAGGAATGCCTCTTAACTCGCATATTGCAATATGCATATGTCTTGCTTTATAGCGTTTGCTAAATAAACCATGTACATAACCATTGTTATGATTCTTTCTATCATTCTTCATTTCTCTAATTTCATATGCTATATATTTAAGCACTTCTCTATATTCGTCCTTTACTGCTCTAACTGCTTCTTTTTCGTTCATCTTTCTAAATCTCCTTTTTTTGTTTTTTAAGTTTTTCCGAACGTAATTCTCTTAAAAAAACTTAAGGTGGTTCACAATATGATTTTCCAATAACCTAGGTTTTCTTCATAATAATATTCTCCTTTTTTTTACAACTTTAAATATGTACTCAATTCGCCACCGGTAACAGCCTGTAAGTCTCCTATTGAAACAATAAACACTATCTTTGGCCTATCATCTGGCTGTATAAACTCATCAAATTCTCTTTCACAATAAGCTATTCCTGCTGCAGTGAATAATCCATTATTCATTAGTACGACGGGAAGCTCATGACTCTTTTTCGCCGCCCAGATAAATAGATTATCCATTCTACCATGCTTCGATAACCAAGACTCTTTTGTTTCACCGCTAGGATTAATATAAACTCCCATTTTACAACTCCTTTTTATTCTTTTTAAATTTAAAGATATCCTCTTCTTTAAAAAAAATATTTTTGGTCCGCCAGAAAGGACTCGAACCTTTAACTTCCTGCATATAAGACAGGCTCTCTACCAATTGAGGTACTGGCGGATTTTGTTTTCTTACTCAAAACTTTTAGCAGCTTCAACTAAAAAATATGATGTATAGCCATTTGACCATGCAATATATGGTATATAAAGCTCATCATCATTTTCTGGTTTTTCAGTTAATTCTAAAACTTTTAAAATTGCATTTGAATAATCAAATGGACGATGCTCTTCATTATCTTGAGCTGCTTTCCAGCCAATATTAAAAATCTTGTCTCTCATCTCATTAGTCATTTTTACCATCTTAATAAACCTCCAAGTTATTTCTTTTAAATTCCTAATTACATATATAATATAAACAAATTACAAAAAATAGTAAAAAAAATATTATTAATAACTATGTACTATTGCTTGATAGTGTCCACCATCAGCATAACAAATTCCGCCGATTGGCTTCCAGCCAGCTTTTAATTTTTTGTTTACTTGATTAATTAAATCTCTAATACTTCCTGATACAACTATGTCATATATAATATTCATTAACTTACTCCTTTTATTACTGCTTGATGATAATAATCTCCCCAGGTTCCCGCATTACTTACGCTCACTCCACCTTGTAACTTCCAACCATCTTGAAGATGTTTATAGATTTCCATAATTAAAAGCTCTTCTTCTCTTTCACATAAAATTTTATAATCTAACATATATATAATTTTCCTTTTTATTTGGCGGAGAGTGCGAGACTCGAACTCACAGGCCGGTTGCCCGGCCACAGGTTAGCAACCTGCTTCTTTAGCCAATTAAGATAACTCTCCGTTAATTTTTTTATAATTTAATATCCGTTAGGAACCCATCGATATAACGTTTCAATTGTTAAAGACTTATTTCCGCTTGCGTTAAGTACTGATTCAATTTCACTTTCTGCGTCGCTGATAGTGATAAATTCACGTGCCCAAAGGAGAGCTACAAATCTGATTTTACCAGAGCTATCAAAATCATTTCCAAGATAGCCATGATCTATGATGTTTTTAACTAAATATCTTTTAACTATCATTTATTCCTCCTTAAAATTTGGAGCCGATAGAGGAAACCGAGTCCCCAACCTCATGATTACAAATCAAGTGCTCTACCAGTTGAGCTATATCGGCTTATTACTTTGTTCATTGACACTCTTCTCAAATGGAATCACTTGTACATCATAAGATGTTCTCATTCCAAACCTTGCATTTACAAAATCACATCCTTCCCATATTATCAATTCATAGAATGAAATAATAATCAAAGGAGCGGGGTTATTCATAGAATTATTTAAACACATATCAGTTACAAGCTTCACAATTTCTTTTCTAATTGCATCAAAATCATTAATATCAGTTGTTTCTAACCTATGTGACTTTGCAACAACAGGGCAGAAGTTTACAGATTAATCTCCTGGATAACTTTGCTTAAAAAACAATACAGGTCAATCATAGTTTTTACCAATATGGTAATACGTTTTTAGATAATGTAAAAATTCATATGTCTTATCTTCTTTATTTTTCATTTTTATACTTCCTTAATTTATTGGCATCCCTGGAAAGATTCGAACTCTCAACCTCTCAGTTCGTAGCCGAGTACTCTTCCAGTTGAGCTACAGGGACACTTATTCGTCGCTTTTAATATAAATCTTCTGAGAATAATATTGCCTCATCACCTTTGAAATTCTCATATTTCGGGTGTAGTTGCTTTTCTCTTTTGGCAATTTCATAAGCTTCATATCTATCTACAAATCTGTTTTTATTTGTAATGAAACCTTGTACAATTTCTATTTGTGTCGGATTTTCTAATGATAATGCAATAGCTATACTAATACAATCATTATGTCTTAATCCTGATATTACAATTCCAGAATAAATGTTTGCAGGACCAAAAGATTCAGATTTCATTCCATTTTTACAATGAATTGCTGCACAAATTATTCGTTCATTATCGCTCGCATGTTCAAAGATATCAACCATTAAACCACTCCTTAAATTTAAAATAAAGTTTCTACTATTCCTTGTACCATAAATGTTATTACACTAAAAAGACAAAATATACAAGATGACATTATTATAAATAATACTGTTGCTGCAAAATAATCCTTTGACTTATACAGATATTTTATGGTGCCAATAAACTCATCCAATATTGCATAGATAAACATTCCCATAAGAAGAAATGAAATAATCCAAAATATTATCATTGAAAGTGATCTTCATCTTCAAAGAATAAAATAATTAACAGTATTACTGCTACTAAGATCATTGAGCTAGCTAATGTCATGATCGTCATTCCATGAGAACATGATATAAATAAGTAAAGCGAACATAATTAATATTATCGTTATTATTTATCTCCTTACTACTACAATTGCTGTTACTTCACTATCTCCAGACATTATTAAAACTGGAATTACTAAGCTTGCATTTGGTTCCAAGAATACTCGAGGATAAAATTTAACCCTTGATACTCCTGTACTATCTGTTTTAGTTTGATAATCAATATATCCGCAAGGTGCTATATAATAAACAATACAATTTCTTATTGGTTCTCCATACTTACTATCAACAATAAGTGCTGAAATCGTAACATAAGTATCATACACATTAGTTGTATCGCTTATACATAATGTATCTGGTGTTACTGTAAATGATTGTATAGTTGCACCATATTCACGGCTATCACAGGACGTTACAAGTAATATCATTGCTACGAAAAATAGCAGTGTACCAATTAATTGTATTATTATTAGAGTTTTGTTTCTATTCATTTTCAAACTCCTTTTTTAATTCTTCATATTGCATTCCACGTTTAATCTTTTCTTTATCTTGATAAATCTTTTTTTCTTTTTCAAAATTGAGTGCTTCAGCGTCTTCCTTGTCTTTTCGAAAATTTTCTATCTCTTCATCAAGCCAAGCGCTATCATCAGAAGTAAAAAGCTTCAGTGGTGCATCCATCTTCTCAATAGTTTCTTCACCACCAAAATACCAGCTATAGTATATTTTGATTTTTTTTGTAAAGTTAGGGAGTGCTTCAAAATACAGTGTCTTACATTCTCCTCTTTCGCATACAGCTAGTATTTTATCTGCGACAAATACTAATTTTGCAAATGTTTCGTTATATTGTCTTATATCTAATTCAAACATATTTGTACTCCTCGATAAACTTTTTGATATTATACTCTTCTCCAAACATACTATGCTGATCCTGTGCCATTCCGTTTTTAAAAATAGTAATATACCAGCCATAATTACTAGCAAACTGTACTTCATAGTTATTTATTATCTTTCTGCTATTAGTATCTCTTTCACAAAAGTTTACTGTATATTGCTTTATACATTCAGCATAAAATGAGCTAAAGCCCATATTACTTTTTACTTCATAACCAAAAGTGCGTAGCATATCTTCTGTTAAGTTTTTTACTAACTCGTTGGAAAACTTACTAAAAATTATTTCTGTCTTTATCATTTCTAATTAACCCCCATTGATTAATTTCTACATATATAATATAATCAAATTACAAAAAATAGTAACTATTATTTAATGTCTCACTTAATTCTTCTACCTTTAGCTCAACCTTTATTTATCCAAATTAACAATTTACTAGCATTAATTCTTTTACTTTCTCTTAAATCTTCATTCATAATTCAACAAGTTCCATATTGAGAATTTCTACTGCCTAACTGATGTGCTGAGTTCTTACTACCAATTATTTTTTTTGTAGTCTCTGTATGGTGTTTTCCTAAGAATGCCTTAGAGCTTTGTTCTACATTAAATTTGCCAGTTCTTCAGTTTTCTAAAGCAACTTCTCTTCCTGTTTTAGCTTCTCTCGCTTTATATTCTTTCGTTTTTCTTTTTTTTGATGCAAGACCTTT